CAAGGGGTGCAAAGGACGATGCGTGAGCATTACAATCATATTATAAGGGCATGGCACAATGAATACTGAAACTAAAACAAGCGAAATTGACACACCCGAGGGACGTGAGTGGCTTCGAGGTTTATTAAAAGAACAAAATGTTCAGGTTACATTTACAAAAATAAATGGTGATGAACGTGTGATGACTTGTACATTAAAGGAAGGTGTCATTCCAGCACCTGTCGCTAAAGATGAAGAAGTTAATCGCAATCGTGAAGTTAAGGATGAAGTCCAGGTAGCATGGGATGTCAATGCCAAGGGATGGCGCAGTTTCCGCTGGGCTAATGTTAAACAAGTTAATTTTAGCTTGGGGGATAATGAATAGGGTAATTGCTATTGTTGTTATTTTATTCTGTACAGGTTGTTCAACAACTGTTGCAGTACTAGATGTAACAGCATCAACGGCAATTTATGCAGGTAAAACAGTAGTAAACACAATAGATGCTATTACACCTGATATAGTTAATAAGGACTAAAAATGATCAAAAAGAAATACTATACTTGGTCTGATGTAGAAACAATGTGTATGAGCATTGTCAATCAAATGTACAAGGACAATTGGCGTCCTGATTATATTGTAGGCATTACACGAGGTGGCAATGTTCCTGCTACTATTATTAGTAACATGACAGGCATTCGTTGTGAAGCACTTAAAGTTAGTCTACGTGATGACAACAGCGAAAGTGAAACAAACTGCTGGATGGCAGAAGATGCCTATGGCTACGATGAACACGGTTCATATGCTCCAGAGATGGGATTCTTTAAAAACAAACCAGTAGGAAAAAATATTTTAATTGTAGATGATATTAACGACACTGGTGCTACATTTAATTGGATTAAACAAGATTGGCCGAGTGGTTGCTTACCTAACTCTCCTATCTGGGATCAAGTTTGGACTGACAATGTTCGTTTTGCAGTATTAACAGAAAACCTAAGCAGTAAGTTTGATGATGTGTCATACTACTGTGACGAAGTTAACAAGGCCGAGGAAGATGTGTGGTTAGTTTATCCTTGGGAAAATGTAGGACAATATGCCTAAGTTAACTGAAAAAGAAGTAAGATCAGAATACAAAAATATGAGAGATAATGTTCCGGGGTTTGCAGAACTTTGGCCTGATACTGATAAACATTTTTATGAATGGTGTTCTGGTTATTTAGACTATCAACACATTACAGAGGAGAGTACCAATGCCAACTGAACACGATAAAACTTGTATAGTAACCTGTACTGACAACGACAGAACAATAGAAGCAGAAGTAGATAGATTTAATAAAGGACAGTTCGTTGATGTGTTTATGGCACAAAACAAAATTAAAATGATGTGGAATGGTAAAGTATATGTAGGAAACAAAATGGGTATGGAGTTTACTACACCAGGTCCAAAAGAATATCAAATTAACAAAGGGAGAGGTTACTAATGGAATTCAAGGATATACCTTGGACTGACGTTTTAGTCGACACCAGAGAGTTTACTGTTTTTAAGGACGGCTTTCCTGTCACGGAAGGACACGTTCTTTTTGTACCCAAAATAGAAGATTGGGAACACCTTGCTAAATGCTACAAGGCTGCATATGCATGGGGTTACGATTGGGTTCAAAAAGGCTATTGCGATTCTTACAACATCGGTCAAAATGTTGGAGAAGCAGCAGGGCAAACTGTAATGTGGCCGCACGTACATCTTATTCCAAGACGCAAGGGCGATATGGAAGATCCGAGAGGTGGAGTGAGACACGTTATACCAGACAAAGGCAACTATCGTAAAACTGATACTCAGAGGTATTACGAACATCTTGCCGACCAACAACGATTCGATTTTTGAAAGGAGAAATCATGGCCGATTTAAGAGAAGCGATCAAAAGTGCAGTAATTGAACACGCAAAAGGACACATCGAAAAGCATAGAATGAACGTAGAAATTCTTATGCAAAATACAGCAGGTGTAGCAGAACATCCAGATACTTTGGAAACTATTGAAAAAGAATTGCGTATTATTGCAGACTACGATGATCAATTAGAAGTTTTGAAAAAGTACTTTTAATATGACAGAGAAAACAAGATCATATCAAGTCCAAGTTGATTATGATTCCGAATACCAAGAATATGTTCTTCCACTGCCGGACGGTATGCTGGAAGAACTTGGATGGGAAATTGGAGATGAGTTACTTTGGATTGATAATAAAGACGGAACCTTTTCAATAAAAAAGGTTGACATAGACCAGGAAGAAGCGTATAATAATGACAATGAAGATAGCAACTGAAAAGAAATATTATTATAGCGAAATCTTTCACAGCATTCAAGGTGAAGGACATTATACAGGTGTACCTACTGCATGGATCAGATTCTTTCTATGTAATTTACAATGCAATGGTTTTGGACAAATAGATCCTACAAATCCAGATACATATGAATTACCGTTTGAAGATTTTGATACTAGTACTGTTACTCGTGTAGAAGATTTGCCTGTATGGGAAAAAGGTTGTGATAGTTCTTACACATGGAGCAAGAAATTTAAACACTTAATGGGTCAAAAGACTGCTGTTGAACTTGCACATGATATTATTAATGTATTAAAAACAGATTCTAATCCAGAAGGTTTGTTTTTGCATCCAGTAACAAAACAGAGACAACACTTCTGTGTTACTGGTGGTGAACCTTTAATGAAACACGCACAAGAAGCATTTATTGGTATTATGCGTGAGTTTGAACGTTTAGGTAATTTGCCTGCAAGTGTTACATTTGAAACAAATGGCACACAGCCACTTACACAAGAATTTATTGATTATTGGATGAATGAAGCATCGGGTATCGAATTATTTTTTAGTGTATCGCCTAAACTTTGGTCAGTTGCAGGTGAAACTGCAAAAAAAGCAATTAAGCCTGAAACAGTAGCACAATATAGAAATTTATCTAAAAACGGACAGTTAAAATTTGTAGTAGGCAGCGAACAAAAACAATGGAATGAGATGGAAGAAGTCATTTCACAATTCAAAGAACAAATGGTTGATTATCCTATTTGGGTTATGCCCGTTGGTGCTAGAGAAGAAGAACAAACTGCAACAGCAGGTGCTGTTGCTAAAATGGCATTTCAAAGAGGTTATAATGTAGCCGCAAGGGTACACGTATACTTGTTTGGTAATGCTATTGGAACATAAGGAATAACTATGGACTTTATTAAAAAACTTTTTGCTAAGAAAGAACAAGAAGAACCTAAAGCCACTACAACTGAAAAGCCTAAAAAACAACTTAGCGATAAGGAAAAGGCAACAGTTAAAAAAGAACCTTGGGTTGGTGTTTTAAGTACTCATGTTAACAAAGAAAATGTCCGAAATGGCTTTTTTGAGCTTGACTGGAATGAGTATTTTATAGTACAATTAAAGGAACAAGGATACGGAGTTGATGGAGACAAGGATGAGGAAGTTGTCGATCGTTGGTTCCGTGAACTTTGTGCAAACGTTGTAGTTGATGGTGACTACGGAGGACCACTTGACACTGGTAGCATAGATGCCAGTGCTGTTAAAAGAGATAATGAGTAAAATGTGTCATATAATAGTAGATACGGCAAATACATTCTTTCGTGCGAGACACGCAATAAATGGTGATGCAGATATTAAGTTAGGTATGGCTTTTCATATCACACTTAATAGCATTAAGAAGGCATGGCAAGACTTTAACGGTACACACGTTGTATTCTGTTTAGAAGGTCGCAGTTGGCGTAAAGACTATTATGAACCATATAAGCGTAATAGACAAGAAGCACGTGATGCACTGAATGAAAAACAGCAAGAAGAAGAAACAGTATTTTGGGAAGCATTTGACACGTTTAAAGACTTTGTAACTACAAAGACAAACTGTACTGTTCTACAACACCCACAACTAGAAGCAGATGATTTGATTGCAGGTTGGATACAGAATCATCCTGATAGTGAACACGTTATTATTTCTACAGATACAGACTTTCAACAGTTAATTGCTCCTAATGTTAAACTGTATAATGGTGTACAAGAAATAACAACTACACACGAAGGTTTCTTTGATAAGAAGGGCGAGTTAGTAATAGATAAGAAAACAAAAGAAGTTAAGGCTGCTCCAGACCCACAATGGTTGTTATTTGAAAAATGTATGCGTGGAGACACAAGTGACAATGTCTTTAGTGCGTATCCTGGAGTACGTAGAAAAGGTACAAAGAATAAGGTTGGTCTTGTAGAAGCATTTGATGATAGAACAACTAAAGGATACAACTGGAACAATCTTATGTTACAGCGTTGGGTAGATCACAACGGTCAAGAACATCGTGTTCTTGAAGACTATGAACGTAATAAAGTTCTAATTGATCTTACAGCTCAACCAGATGACATTAGATCTATTATAAATGATGTTGTTGGCAATGCTAAAACTGCTGACAAAGATGTTGGACAGGTTGGTATTAGGCTTATGAAATTTTGTAATCTATACGATCTTAAAAAGATTTCAGATCAAGCACAAGCATATGCCGAACCATTGAATGCGAGGTATACCATATGACAGTAATTCAGGCTAAGCCTATAATTGATAATAAGTTTTGGATCGTTGAACAAGAAGGCGAGAGAGTCGGAACACTTCGTAAGAACGAAGAAAATATTTTTGTCTTTAGCAATCGAGACGGTGTGCTTACATTTAGAAACAAAGAAAAAGTAAAAGAACAGTTTGGTCCTGATTTCTTTGTTGCTAAAATTGTAAGAGAAGCCGATGATGCTAAACCTAATGAGATTCACGGCTTCAATACAAGTACAAAGCCGCACAACGCTATGTATGATATACAGCGTAAACTTCCTTTGTTTACTAAGAGCAAAGAATCTAAAAGTTTATATTGTGCAGGATATTATGTAATTCGATTTGATAAAGGTTGGGTAAAAAGTTTTTGTCCTAAACTTATTACTCTACAACGATACGAGTATAAAGGACCTTTTAAAACTGAACTAGAAATGAAGCAGGTATTGTCAAATGTCAACAAGTAGCATACCTACTACATTACCTACTGTAGAAAAACTCATACAGCGTACTAGAACTGCTGAAAGAAGCCAGCAGAAAGAAATTAGAATTACTATAGAAGAAGCAAAAGATTTAACAGCAGAACTAGCATTGCTAACCAGCAAATTAGGCACTACTATAGGCGAAATACACAACTTTTTAAAGCAGATTAAACAAGAAGCAACAGAAGTTGATGTTAAATTTGATGGAGGTTCCTTCTAAAAAAGGATAAATATATACGTAGTTAACTAGGAATTAATACGTATATGAGTAGACCGAAACCAAAAATTATTCTCGAACACACAAATCGAGAAACATATAAAGTAGAACAAGTACTTGAGAGCGAAGCCATATGGGCAGTTTTTTATATGGACAAACCGTTTAACCTAAAGAGCGGAAGTGCAGTTGCTAGTTATCCAGGACCAAAATATAAAAAGGTTTCTTTCAGCAATCCGGGTCATGCGAGAAACTTAGCAAAGAAATTGAATAGGCTTTTTAATTGTAATGATTTCGCAGTTTTCAGATTATCAACAGGAGAAAGAGAATCTTAAAGAGGATGAAAAATCTCAATTTACTAAGATTTTCTTAAAAGCAGCCGAACAAGATATAAACGATGAAATTCTAAAATCGAGAAGAATCTTATGGTGGTATAATGTACGCCAAAAAGATTCCGGAGGTTTACGATTAACAACTGAAGGTATAGACTTCATAACCAAAGAAGCCGAAATAAAAACATATAAAATAGACTTTCCAAAAGGTCTTTCCATTACACCACAGATACTTTTGTGGCTTGACAATTTCATAGAATCACCTTATTATATTACTAAGAAGTCAATTACTGTTTTAAAAGAAAGGGCAGCATTTGAACTATACTTGTTTTCGGGCGATGTTAAAAAGATGGGATACAACAAAGCACTGTCTAAAAGACTCAGCCAGAATGACGAAGAGTAATAGTAGCAGTTAATAAATATTTTACAATGATTGAATTAAACCCTTTAGATGTATTGAACATTAGACGTCTTAAAATAATGCCTCCGCATTTTTCAAAGACAAAAGTGAGCAATACTGATAGAATTAATCCTGATCTTGCAGTTTGGATAAATTCAAAACTTAAAGGCCGATACAGTATTTTTTCCTATCCAAATTTAGATAGTGAAGAAAAACAAAAAAATTCCACATATGTGGGATTTGAAGATGAAAAAGAGCTAACATATTTTATGTTGGCTTGCCCATACTTAAGGAGAAACTAAATGACAGAAGAAACAACACAGGCTATGGCTGAAAACACTGAGCCAAAAGCTGAAGCAGTACCAAATACTGCTACAGGAACACCTGCGCCAGAAAGCGGGCCAGTTCCAACACCAGAAGAAAAGCCTGCTAATCCTGACTTAAATGTTAGTGATTTAAATGCAGTGAAAAGTATTATTGACATTGCTACGCAGCGTGGAGCGTTTAAAGCAACTGAACTAGAAGCAGTTGGTAGAACATATAACAAACTTACAGCATTTCTAGATCATGTTACTAAACAACAACAAGCACAGCAAGGACAAAACAATGGCTAAAGAACTAAAACACGTAGGTAAACTAAAAAATACAGGAGTCAAGGTAGCAGTTGTATTTAGAACTGTACCAGGTGAATCAGATCAAGCATTGGTGCTTCCTACAGCACAACTGCCCGATTCATATCACGACTCATTAATGAACTTACTTGAAACAACAGCAGCACAAGATGCTTTCGAACTAGGTGAAGCTATGTTTAGAAATCAATTTCCAAATGGTACTAATATGCTAACACAAGTTCAAGCAGATGGAAGATTGCAAAAAGTTTCAACTTCAGATGTGTTAATGACACCAACACCAGTAACAGAAATTCAACTTTCAGAACTAAACACTTTGATTGCTGAACAAAAAGGTGTACAGGTTGATCAATTGTATACATTTGTTAGTGGAGCTCCGGGCGCAGATGCAACAGCACCTAAAGCGCCGGCAACAGAAACATTACCTAGTAATGAACCAGTAGCAGCATCTACAGATGGTGTTCTTTCTGATGAAGATCTTGCAAAATCTTTACGCAGTCAAGCAGATGCTATGTTTAAAGAAGCACAGCGTTTACGTAAAGAAGCAGAAGATCTAGTTCCGACTAAAAAGAAAGCACCCGCTAAGAAGTCAGAAGTAGCGGAAAGTGCATAAGAAATTTTTCAAGCCACCGAAAAATTTAATTAAAGAATGGCCGGAGGTATTCGACGACTTATATATGAATACCATGCCTGTGGCCTATCTGGAGGCTCTTCTTTTGGAATTTGATGACGGTCGCGTATGGGAGATCGACATCAAAAACCAATTAAAAGATAGCAGTTCAGATGAAATAGCAAAGAAGCTGCTTGATACACTAACTGAGTTTAAAGAAACAATTAAAAAGATAGACTTTAAATTTGATGTTAACCTGTTAAAAGCAGATATCAAAAGACGTACAGACAATCTGTTATAGTTTCCAAAATAATAAGGGCTGCAAGGCCCTTATTTCTTTTTAAAAGCATTTAAACGCCTTTATATGCGCATATAATTAAGTAGGGTAAACATACTAGCGAAGTACGCAAACACCGCTGTATGACGCTTAAAATGCGTTTAAGACGCCTTTATTTGGGTATATATGAGCTGTGCGTTAGCTTTATTTGATTCTAAACCGCAATGTGCTAAATCTCTTGCAGTATTGGTAAATTCCAATTTATCTACACCAATATATTCACTTGTATCATGGAACCAAGTAGCGTAATAGGTACGTGTGTCTTTCCAAAGATGCTTTACCTGTTCGCAGTTTAATAAAGAACGCACAACAGGATTTTCACTATGTTGCATATATCCAACATATCCATCTTCCAAAGACCATAAGCCGTGCATTTCGGGTTGATTATTTTGGAAACAAACCATTCTATTTAAGTTTGAATAAATGTTAACAACTGCATACGGTGTAGGATAATTTCTTTTTAATAAAAAATTATTGTACAAATTAAAATCTAATCCAGATCCTGGAACTCCTAAATTAACCACAGGCCTTCCAGATAGTTGTTCTAAATAATAACTTATAGTTTCATCGTCAGCAACTCCAACTCCAGCTACCATTGAACACCCAAACAATACTATTGCTTCTTTCCAATTAACCTTATCAAATTCATATGTACGATATCCTCTCGAATTAACGGCGTAATAAATTTCTTTGTTTCTATAATGCCAATCGTCAGGCATTTTCTTTAACAGTCTTTTAAAACTTTTAGGATTATCAGATCCTGCAAAATAACCATAAGGTTCATGTGTTAGCCAATGTACTTTAAATAGATCTTCCATTGAAAAGTATTCAGGCAAGGTAACTGCATTGTCGTTTAAAAAATCTACAGGTATCATTTATCTTTCTCTAAGTGTTCAAACAACCTTGCTGCAAAATATTGATGTGCTTTAGCACTAGGATGGCAGCATTTAGTAAACCAGTTGTTTGGTGTTCCTTTATTTTGAAACTCCCACATACCAGTGTTAGGATTGATTCCTTCTTTTGCTAAACACATTTGAGCAAAAGACTTTTGTCCGTCAGGATAAAACATTTTATCCCAAGGCCATTTTCTTATTAAACCGTCTGTGTGAGCAATCTGATCTCTATCTTGGAGTTCTCCAATGTCTTTAATTTCACACTCCATTGTTCTCCATATCTGTTTGTGCAATGCACTTTTAAAATTATCAACAGTATACATATGACCTTCAAATGCAGGCGTAATTACTAATTTTGCATTGTGTAGTTTACACCATGTTTGTAACTCAATTACATTTGATAATTGTTCTAATATAACAAACTTATCTGAATACAGTGCTTCTGCATAACCTTTCCATAAAGTCTTTCTAGGTCCGGATTGACAATCATCTGGATGAGGCCACATAGTTTGAAACATTCCATGTCCGTCAAAATTGTCTGAAATAAAATCAAATCTTTCTGGACCACTTGGCATATAGATTACTATAATTTCATCTAATGATTCCCAATCAAATTGTGTGTATAAAGAAAGACATTTAATAGTTGCTCTATTACCTCTACCCGCCATTCCGAAATTAATACAGGTATATTCTGATTTATAATAGAGCCTTGCTAAAATATTACCAAACGCATTACTAAAATGCATTCTAGACCAGTCAATGGTTTTGTCAGGATTAACAGAAAGCATATTTTTATACTTGAGTAAAAGTCTTGCTCTACCTTTCTTATCAATGCGAGGAGTCATAGGCTTTCCTAATCTATCCATGCTCCATTCCATTGACTCATATAAATCTTGATCTACAGCACCTTGACCTTCTACAAAAGAACAACCTAAAGTTATTATTGCTTTCTTGGTTCTTCTAAGATCTGCTAATGCTTCTTTTACCTGCCAATAAAACATTTTATCCTCCTACGTACTCTTGTATTTTTAAAACAGAAGAAGGAAGAACTCTTGTTGTGTTAGCCTTCAGAGTTTCAAAATTGTGTTCTAATATATCTTGCATTGAAGCATACCAATCTAATTTTTGTTTTTCTGACATTGATTTTATTTTTAACAAATTGTCAATAATCGCTTGGTATCGTTCCCAAGTATTCATACTATCATATGATTCGTCTATAAATCCTTCAAACGTTTTATATCCTAGTTCTTTTAAGTATGTTAAACTATTCTTATTGCCGCACATAATAAAAGGATGTCTTGCTGCAATTGGCTTAAAAGATTTCTCACTTATAAAACAAGTGTTTTCTGCATATGACGCTTCACTTACTACACTTACCCAACTATCGCGAGTTTCTTGATGATATAAATCTCGTTCGTATTGACCTCCTAACGGGCCTTCGAACTCTCCTTTCATAAAATCATTTAAACCTTTTCTCGGATACATTGGTAATATTTTCAACAACTCTTGTTGTTCTTCTGGACTAATACTCTTTCCTTCATAAAACGAATTACCAAATGTGTTCATGCTGTTAAGTCCGTCATCTAAAAGATTATTTTTATACAGATAATAGAACATCCATATGCGATGCGGTCTTGCACGTTTCTGAAAGCAGTTATACAAATGTATTTTATTTTGAGATTTGTATGTTAAATGATCCTTTAATGTGGGCAATACACTTACTTGCTTTTGTGCAGAATCATAAATTAATTCTTCAAACTGTATATGTGGTACAACAAACAATTTAGTTTGTATGTTTTTGTTAGAACAATATGCTTCGTATTGTTTTTCTACTGAAAGATTGCCTGTAACGTAAATTACTCTATCAGGACTAACATCATATTTGTTACAACAGTCGTGAAACCAATCAAACAACCAATCAGTGTGATATCCTTCATGAGACTGATCTAATAACAAATATGCTCGACGTTTTCGAAGTGCTCCTAACATTTTAGGATTGATATGTGCAAAAACCGACTTTCTTTTTTGTGCATACGGATCGTATACTTTTCCTAGATCAGTATATCCTGTCCAGTCCCAAGGAGAATGTGTTACTCCGCTAGGTATAATAAAATTCTTATATAATTTTCTATTTTTAAAATCATCTATTACTAAAGTTGTAGGATCATAATTTTCAAACTTTGTATTAAGAGTTTTAAATCTTGATAGCATTGCTAACATAGGACTTTGCGTAAATCTTTTAATACCTGATGAATTTACTTCCGGTCCCCAAATACCTAGTTTACCAGAAACTCTATTAACAATAAAAATCATTTTCTATCCCAATCGTCAACATCTGTACTCTTGATCTGACTTCTTCTTTTAATCAAATCTAAAATTTCTTGATTACCTTGTTGTTCTTGAGTAGGTGCAAACAATGCTCTCATTCTACTATCATTGTTGCCAGGAGCAGTAAGATAATAAACAGCAATACTATTCCTAGTAAATTTAGATTGTACTTCTGTTGCTAGTCCGTGCCAACTATTCATAGTAGTATCAAAGAAAATAGCCCTGTTAAACAATGGTGCAATTGTTTTGTTTAAACTTGTAGGTTTGTTATTGTCACTATTCCACAATCCAAAATCTCCACCCCACGACTCTTTCCAGCCAGGAGTAAGATATAACAGTAAATTATATTTTCTTTGCAATCCAAGTTTAGGATGTATGTTATAATCTAAATGCGGATTTAACTTTCCTTTGTTAGGATGTATATGCCAGCCACCGCCATGAAGTCCTGGATCAGAAAATAATACATCTTCAGTTAGTTTAGAAATTAAATCTACAAAGTATGTAGAGTTTAGAAAACTAATCAGTCGATATGTATTTGCTGGAAATCTATCCCATACATTACAAGTTTTTTTAAGTTCGATAGCATTATCATAATTTCCGTTATATGCATCTGAAGTATATTCTGGAAATTCTTTAGCCACTAACTCTGCAAATTCAGGTAGTAAAAAATTATCTATCACACAATGAGGATAAGGATCTGCTTTTTTAAAATCTGTAAATGAACGAGTTATGTTTTCAAAATTTATCATACTACCAGCCATCTGTCATTTTTCAATGACCAATGTACAACTTCCTCTAACTTATCATAAACTGAACTAGGTGTCCAGCCCATATCTGCCATCTTCGATCCATCAAGTGCATATCTTAAATCATGGCCAGGTCTTGAACTATGGAAATCTACCATTTCGTAATTTAAAGGCTTATGTTGAACATCAGCAATAAACTGTGCTAGTTCAAGATTGTTAATTTCTGCACTTCCTACAATATTAAACTTCTGACACTTAGCACCTGTTTCGTCCGGCTCTAATTTACTTAGATCGTAATTGTATAAAAACATTAATGCATCAGCAACATCTTTTGCATGGATATAATGCCTTGATCCTGCAACTGTTTTGGCTGCGTTAGAATGTACAGTAACCTTTTCATTATCTCTAACTTTTTTAATACACATAGGAATATATTTTTCAGCATTTTGTCTTTCACCAAATACATTCATAGTATGTGTAATAATGCTAGGTAATCCGTATGTGTTTTCATAAGCAACTACAAGTTCTTCTGCACCTGCTTTAGAAGCACTATATGGATTGGTGCTGTTATAACGATCATTCTCTTTATATTTTACATTTCCAGGTGCAGGCCCAAATATTTCATCTGTACTGAAATAAGCAAACATATCTAAACTGTCTAAATTACGAGCATAATCTAATAAGTTTGTTGTGCCTACAACATTGTCTAACACAAATTCCATTGGATACGAAATACTTCTGTCAACATGAGATCCTGCTGCTAGGTGTGCAATTAAATCAACTTTGCCTATCATAGATCTAATTTGAGGATTTAGTTCTGCTTTTAAATCATGATGTACTATTCTTACACGTTTACGTTCTGATTCCGGATACGTCATCATAACTTCGTGTAATCTATTTAGATTACCGCTGTAGTCTAATCTGTCTAGAGTAACTATACGCCAATCTGTTTCTTTTAAAATTTTGTCAACTAGATGATGTGCTATGAAACCTGCACCACCTGTAACTAATACTGTTTTACTCATTTGCTATATCCTGTGTTAAATTATAGAAGCCTAACAACTCTGGAAATGTTTCTTTAAAACTTGTTCCTCTTCTCTTGTCATATTCGTTAAACCAATTGTAAAAATCTTTTCTACCTTCAATTAGTCTTTCATCTGAATAATTTGTTGCTGCCATATAATCTACAACACGTCTAAACTTTTCATACTCTAGTATGCTAAATTTATGTCTGTCCATATCATCTAAGTTTGCAGCGATAAACTGTAGATGTTGTTTCATGTATGGTACGAATTCTTCTTTTGGTAGTATATTCATATCATACTGTAAAGGTTCTTTAAGATATGGTGTATCAAAACGTATACGTTGCCATTTAGTTTGATCATTGCTATTATATTTTACACGCCATTCTAAAACTTTTTCTAAAAACTTATTAAAATTAGTAACGGTTAAAATATTAAATGTTACCATAAATGTAAGTGGAAGATTCGTTTTTGTCATGTATGTGTCAAAGTTCTTTTCCCATACAGTTAAATCTAATCCAGTTCTGATGTATTCAGCTTGTGGTCCCCAGGTATCCATACTAGTAAAAACTTTAAAATCTTTAATGCAGCCTTTTTCTAATAGACTGTTTACTTTATCAGTGAACCTTTCAATTAAAATAGGCTTAACACCAAAGTTACTATTAATGTTAAGTTCTAACCATGGGCAAGGATTCTTTTCAAGTTCATCAAACATACGCCATGTACTTTGTTGAAGTAAAGGCTCACCGCCTGTTATTCTTAAAATTGTTAAAGTCTTACGTACTTCAGGCCACCATTGCCACCATGCCTTTACATAAGGATTATTTTCTTCTTCATAAATTGTAAACCAATCGATATCATTTCTATGATTTTTAACCATAGTATACGGACCGTGATCTCTTATTTCTTTATGATACGAACTAGAATGTTTAGGATGACAATAGCCGCATTTAAAATTACATTCATTACCGAATGATATTTCTATGTACTGCGGATTAACATCTCCAAGAGGGTTATTTTTAATTGCCTCAAATCTTTCTTTAGTATAGATACTAGCATTTCTTTCTTTCCTGTCAGATATATAGTCTTTGCCCATGCATTCAATATTCCAACAATATTGGCATCCGCTAGGCTTCTCTCCGGAAATCATTTGTTGTCTTTCTGCTTTTTTTTGAGGAGTATTATGCAGCAGACTTGGATTTTCTTCAAGTCCACCTAGCGGAATCTTGTGAGGAGCGGGATGATAACAACTATGTGTTTCGCCTGTTTGCATATAGATAGTCGTATGGTGCCATTTCGCTAAACAAAAAGTAGGCGATATTTCATCCATCATAGGTTCAAAACTTTGTATACGTTCTTTATCTTTCATTGAACCTTTCCTGTAACCATTCAAAATCATTAATCTTTTTAAGAGCTTCTACATTTGTACTATTTTCTACACCGTATTTTCTTCCAGCTCTTGCACCTTGTATAGCATAGTCGCCAAAGTCTCTTTCTCTACCATATGTAGAGCACCATCTAGACAACCTCATATCTGTTTCGTCATCATTTTGTCCTTTGATAGTTCGACTTCCTAACTTACAACATTCTCTAAAAGCACTTTTCCATGTACTAAAAGGATCTGTATTAAAAGCAGTGATGTTGCTTACCTGTTCCATTACTCTAAAACTGTCAGATATGCTTGTTGTCATATCAGGGCTATTTGTATCCATATCAATGGTCATTTGTCTTGGAAACAATTTTACTCCACCATATCCGTACTCTAAATCAGTAATCGGATTTTTGCTACGCCATACATATACACTTTTTCTTGCGTTGAAATCGTAATAAGGTATTTGCATATTAAAATTAAAATCGGAAAGCAATTGTGCATCTGCATCTACAATATAAAACATTTCTGTAGAACATAACATTGCTGCTTCTTTGTGTGCATTGTGTATTCCTTTAATATCTTTAATCCATTTAGCGTGTGGTGCTTTTTCTAAAAGTTTTTTATAATTTTCTTCTGCACTAGATTCATGATAAGAAATAAATGCTACATCATATTGTTTAGGTTGACTTGCTATAATGTCTACTTCTTTTTTATTTGTAAAAAATCTATAATCCCATTCTCTTTGTAATACTTTTGAGTTTTTAGGAAAGATACACGGACCGTCAAAGAAATTTCCGTTTTTAAAAACATGAATGTATGCTTCGTCCCACTTAGGTATTTTATAATCTAAATCAAAATCATCAGCAATATCTAAGTGATCCCAGATAACCCAAAAATGTTTTGTTAAAGATTTTTTCGATACTGTTTCAAAAGAATTACAGTTCTCTACTTTCTGAGCATTAGAAAACCTTTGCTGGAATTCAATCCATACATCGTTATCTATCATACCACTGCTGACAAAAAATATATCATACATATTCTTTACTATAATAGGTTGTACCCATGTTTAACGATTCTTCATATAACGAAACAAGGTATTCACTTTCAGGTGGATCAAAAGTGGGCCAGTTGAATCCCAGTTTATTTTTAATTTCTTCGCCGAGCCATTTAGTTTTATCAACTAGCTCTATCTCATTTTGTTCGTACTGTGCAGAGTCTTTAGCATAAAGTTCTGTCAAATAATCAAAATCTCTAACTTGCACATGATCCCAATCAGTACAGTTAGTCATGTATGTTCCTAGTCTTGCACCGTATATTGCCCACAAACCATTTTCAACGTGACTGCCTACTGTTGACCACATACGTAATCTATGTAAGTTATGCCACCATATACGTTGTGCTATTTCTTGTGGAGGAACTTTAATACCTCCATCTAGTGTCATTTTAACACCCTCTCGGAATCCTGCTCGCCATGCCATGAATGGTGTTGCATTAATAATAGTATCACTGTAGGTCTTAGGAAAATTTCTATATCCATCTTCCCAACAGAAATCAACCTGAGCTCTTTCACTGTCTGAGTTTTCATGTGTTTTCATATTAAGCACATGGTCTTTCTTCCAAAGTTTTAAACCACCATTACCATACCGAAGTCCGTTAACATTGTTCTTACCGCACCAACTATATGCTCGGATATTAGGATTGTCCATGTCTATTTCAATGTCAAAGAATTCCGGATAGACTATATTGTCAGCATCAACAGTTAACACCCAGTCTGTTTCGCTTTGCTCTGCTGCTGCTTTATGAGCATGGTCTGATCCTTTTACACCGTGTATTCTTTTAGCCCAAGGCACTTTATTACATAGATCAGCGTAATGCAAATCTGCATTAGGCTCATCGTAACTTAAAAAGAAAACATCAAACTCAACTACTCTCATAATATTTCCATCTCGTAATACTTTAATAAACGTCTTGTATAAATGCTAAATTTTTCTGGATACTTGATATTTTCAAAAGTAACCCCTGTCTCTATTACTTCATCTAATGTAGCATTTACAGATGTATACTGTAAATGAGGATCATTATAAGCAGTAATCATAAAATTCATTTCTGTATCACCTGACCAAAAGATTTTTCTTTTCGCAAATGAACCGTCTATTTTCTTAGTACCGCCGTATTCTTCACTTAGCTCTACTTTCAAAGTATTATTTTTAGTATCCGCAGTAACATAAACGTCAGGTTTTTCAAACTCACTCCATCTATGTTCTACAATTCTATGTAATACATCATCCATTGTCCAAAGATTTTTTTCTTCAACAATTTCTAAACTTCCAGATGTGCTATCAACATAACATTTAAAAATATTAACTTCACCGCTTGTAATTCTTAAGGCAGTTTCTTCGTCAATATCTAGTTGATGCTTATATGTGTCTGTATTGATAGAATAGTCTGGACCTACGCATTGTACTTTTCCAGTTTCAGGATCATATGCCGCTACGTAATTAATTACAGGTGGCGTATAATTTTTTAACCATTCATCAAAATCTGGAAGATCGTCTCTTACTTTTTCCATGCTATTTCCTCCAAAACATTTATTGTTTCTTTTGTTATTTTATTTTTCTCAACATAATGTACTATATCAGTTTGTTGATAATTGCCTATCTTTAATTTTGCATTTTCATCAAAATAAAATCCTACATAGTCAGTAACTACATTTGCTAAATGAGGCCAGTTCTGAACATTACCTTTTAAATGTACAACACGTGGAAAGTCTAACGGATACGAAATCTCATCACTAATATCTAATATCTTTGATGCTAGTGCGAATGCTTCGTCAGTTCCTACGACTTTAGGTTTATACTTTGATAAAAATCTATTTGAATATTCTGTAGGATTTTTAATAATGCTACGTCCAAGTTCAAAAAATTCTTTAGCAAGTTTACTATCTTTCTTAAAGAATGTATAAAAACTATAAAGATTAGGTAATTCATTTTCAGTAAAACATTTTCTATAGAAGTTACTAGTTACAAGTTCACCTCTGTATGTGTATGCTTTGTTAGCAATGTACAGTTCTGTTTCATTGCTAATAAAATATTCAACCCAATGACTATAATCTCTAAAGAATAACATATCTGCATCTAAGCAAACTGTGTGTTCATAAGGTGTAAGTGTATCCATATATGATCTTACGTCCCAACCTTCTGGACCGTTAAACTCGATTATTTCATCAAACACCCAATTAGAACGCTCTTCTTGAATTAAACTCTTGTCATTAATAACTAAAGAAACATTATCATATCCCTCTTTCTGTGTATTCTTAATACTTAGAGCAAGTGCATATGCTAAATCATAATAATTAGATTCGTGTGTTTCGTTAACAAAAATCAAATAACCAAATTTCATATTAACTCCATCAACTTATCTATATTTCTTACAATAGAAGATTTATTCATAATATGAATATCTCTATTGGCAATACTTGTAGTTACAAAACCTTCTCTGTTGTTTAATAGCAGTGTTAATTTTCCCTTAGGATCAACATCAAATAATACATCTCTGTCAATTGAAGATAAAACAGATGGCAATCTATAATCATTATCTGTTTCAAACCCATACATAATGTGTCTAGCAATACTAAAACTAATATCATTTCTATATAAGCGTGGGTCAAACCTATATAGATCTGCAAATCTTCTATAATTTACTCTTACATAGTTTACAAGATCAAAAAATGTTTTTGATTCTTCATTTTTTGTAAACATTACAGTAGTTGCCCACAATAATTTTACACCCGTATCACTAACATATCGATCAAGATAACCTATTCTATCTGATCCTTGGACATCATTATAGTCTGATGATATTAGTAAACTACTATCTGTATCCCAATAATTGTTAAGTGTATCTGATAAAATAAAAAAATCTGTATCAATCATTAATGTTCTATCATAAGGAGTAACATCCCACACTGTTCCTCTATTTGTATTTTTAAACAATGTGGTAAATTTGTTCACGCCATCATTTAGATAACGCATTTGATCTTCATGGGGACGATCGACTGAAATTATATCGTCGAATACTTTAAGTGCGGTTTTCCAGTCATTAGATTTACGCATCCAATCAACAGTTGATGGATCAGTTACCATACTAACAGGAACTTTTAGATTTTTCTTAGCAAGACCGCCGGCAACAATTGCCATTTTAGCATAATCTAATTGCCTATTATTATGTGCATATAAGATTACACCTTTTTTCATTCTACCAACGCTTCAACAGATCTACTCTTTTTAATTTTTTGATATTCTTCCATGTACTCAAATGTCGATTGAAAATATCTGTCAAAGATATCCTCTTTAAAAACATTCAAGTCTTCGACAATAACAGGATTGTCATTAATATCCAAAAGAACCACATTCTCTGATCTTCCTTTGTTTACTAACATTTCAACAAAAGTTAATAGAGTTCTATCAATTTTAAAAATCCCACCATTATAACCAAAGGTTAATTTGGCATCAATTTTTTCTTTGAGTGTCTTGCGTTGAATATTAAGCGTTTGTCGATAGTTAGAGAACTCTAACGCTTTTTTATATTCTTCTTCCATATAATACTCCTCATTATATACGCATATTATTTATTTGCGTAGAGGGTGAGAAGAAAAATTTTATACTACCGAAATGCCGCCTACAAAGATAACAGGAGTTTCAATAGTGAAGTTTCCAGCACTTGCTGGTTGCATAGTACCAGTTGCTTCAGTAGTTTGAACAGCATATGTCACAGTTCCATCTACTGAGTCAGGGCCGCCACCTAATCCAAAGTGTCCGTCAGTCCAACGTACTTCAAACTCTAAATCTTTAGAAGTACCATTTTGGTTGTTTGAAACATCTAAACAACGTGCTTTAATAGACCAAGTATTCAAAGCATATGGACTACTTGCAACTAGATTTGCAAAAGGATTAGTGAAAGAATTGGTTAATCTAAAAAAGTTATATCCGTCTTGTGGACTTGTACCAGATCCTGGAAAGTTTCCGCCAAATTTTTGTGTTCCTGCTGTTGACAATAATGTTGTCCAAGAACTATTTTGATTTGTGGAACTTCCACCAGTACGTGAACTACTAAAATCAATACTGCTTCCACTGGCAAAGAAATGTCTTGCTTTTTCTGCTGTTGTAAATGTTACTCTAACAGTAGCAACCAATCCAGTATACCATGTTGTAGTAATATTTTGTGTTCCGTGATTAACAGTTCTTGCTCTAGTCGGTGGAACTTGATTACGTGCATTTGCTGTAATTGTTGCGTTAACTGATGCCCAATAATCTATAGGAGCATTTGAAGCGTTGTATCTAAGTCTATCACTTTCTGTTGGAGCAGTGACACCACTAGGTGCTGCTGCAAATATATGATCATAAGCATTTAAGATATCATATCTTAGATTAGCAAACTGTTCAACTGTAACGCTATCAGAAGTAGTAACTTGGCTGCTGTTTAATACTTGGCCATAACCGTATTGTCCAAAACCTGTTCCCATCACTGTGGCGATTTCGTTTTGGATAACGTTATAATCAGATACTCTTACTTTTGCGTTAACACTTGCCATGTTTATACCTCAATAATATTTATCGGTAACTTTTTAGGAAGCACTAATACTTGAAAGAGAATATGTTGGAGAAACAATCGTATAAGGTGTTCCGGACGGTTGTAGTATAGCATTTGTCTTTAACTCTTCGATATTGATTGTTAAAGTACCGTCTACTAAATCGCCTGGTGCTGGTGGACCTAGGTCCACGTAAGAATCATTTAACCTAATTCTAATATCTAGTTGAGTGGCTGTTCCCGTTGCGTTATCCGCTACATCAGTTTTTGCCGATAATTGATAGTTGTTTGCAGAATATGGAGTACTGGTACTTAATACATAAAAATCTTGATATGAATTAGTTAAAGTATAATAGTTTATAACAGGATCTGTTGCCGCACCAAAGTTTTGGTTACCTGCATTATCTAGTATATTAGTCCAAGCATTGTTCTGCGGTGATGAAGTTCCACCTGATCTGCTTGTGGTAATTCTAATTTTACTTCCTGCATTAAAAAAATATCTAGCTTCTGTTGCTGTTGAAAATGTAACTGTTAATACTGCTTCAGCAAGAGTGTTCCATGAACCGGAATATGTTTCACTGTCTTTAGCAGTTGTAGTAAAATTTGCAATATCAAATCTACTAATTCTAAGATCATTAGCAACAGTCTGATAAGAATTAATCGGATCTGCTGCTCCTGCTCTAACAGGATCTGTAGTTAGTGCTATAGGAAGTGTAGGAGTTACTCCTTTTTGATGCTGGTATATTGATACTAAATCAAATCTAATTGCATCAAAGTCTGCTTTACGTGCTGTCTGGCCCGGAGTTACTTCATAACTTTCAAAAGTTTGTCCATACCCGTAAGTACCACTTCCGGGACCTAATACTTCAACTGTGTTGTTTCTTAAAGTATTTAAATCGGTTGATTTAATATCTGAGCCAGTTGTTGCCATTACAATACCACCGCTTCTATGATTTTAACATCTTCGCTCGAATTAGTTTCTAATGCTATTGCAAATACATCTGAGGATTGTCCTGATCTAATTGCAGTTCCATTAGCAGAAGCAACTAATCTATCACCTTTAGTAACAGGTCCAGTAACTTTACACGGTACTCTACCTTTCAATGCAACAAATTGCCCCTCTGCAAGTTCAGCGTTCATCATAAAAGCAGGTAGTGTTGAAATAACACCTAACGCTCTATCACCATCTTTTGATTTTGTGACTTCTTTTGCTCCACCAACTGATACCACTGTGCCTGGTTCATACTGTGCATCAGTTAGATATTTTTCTGCAAGGTCAGCGTAACGTGCTGCTGTAGCAGTACCTTGAAATAGGTTAGCAGTTAAATCTCCAGCACCATCTCTGGCTGCAATTGAATTTGCTGTAGCTGTAGTTTTTGCTGTTCTGTAATTCGGGTCTGTATCAGTTGCAGAATTATCTATTTTAATTCTATCTGCCTTAAGAGCTGTTCCTTGGAATGTGTTTGCATAGATGTCACCTAGTGCATCTCTTACAGGAATACTTAATCCTGATCCTGGAACTGTAGTGCTAGGTTGAATACTGTTCAACGCACTTGCATTGGTTGCTGTACCAGTTAAGTTACCTTGTACTGAACCAATTAATGTACCTTTTAGTGTAGCAGATGAATAACCAATTTCTTTAGTGCTGGCATTAACCATAATGGTTGTGTCATTTGCTAATAAGTTACCTGTATGAGCACCTGTTGAGTTACCAGTTACATTTCCAGTTAAATTAGCGTGTACTGTAGTTGCATAAATTTCTTCCCAAACTCTTGAAGAAGAACCTAAACTGAAAACGTTCGTAGTACCTGGAATAATTCCATTTGTAGAAATATCAAAAATATTTCTTCTTGTTACGCCGTCTTCTGTAATAATAACACTAATATCATTACCTAGTATACTTTCAATTACAATTTCGTCATCGTTTTCAATTCTAACTCTGAAATCATTATCATTACCAATTTTAATACCTGGGTCTTGGAAACTGATTTCTTGATTGAAGGTAATTGATCCTTTTTGTAAGAATTGATCTGCATCAATACCACCTAATTTTAATGAATTAGATGCTGTTCCCCAATACACATAATCGTCTGAGCTAACACCTGATGTATTTGTATTAACTAATGTAAATCCTTTTTTGATTGTTGAAAAACCATCAATAGGATTAACTGATGTATTTAGGTTGAATTCTGATTGTGATACAATACCAACGACTTTACCGCCGGCATTAATTTTTAATATTGAATGGTTAGCATTACCAGTATCTTTAACTACTTGAGCTACAACACCTGATGAACCAAGATCTGGTGATGCTTCTGGTCCAACTAAAACGAACTGGGATCCGTCATAGGCATATAATTGTTTTGCAGAAGTGTCCCACCAAAAATCACCGGTTCTTAAACCTGATGGTGCAGTAGCACTAGCTTCTGCTCCGCCGGCTTTTTTCCATTTATTGCTATCGTAGAACATAAGTGCTCTGTTAGCACTATCATACCACATCTGTCCTTCAATTGCTTTAGGTGGCGGTGTAGTATTTCTAAAATTTTCTAATAAGTGTAAAAAGTTCTCATTCTGAACTTCACCGTAACCTGCATAGTTTTTACCAACAAAACGCAGATCGGTTGTTGTATCGATAGTACCATCTTCAACCGAAGTTAAAAATGTACCGTTAAATCTGTCTACTTGATATGCCATATCTTATTCCCAGTTTGCTCTTATATTTATTCAATTATCCTTGATGCTGCGTCTTCTCGCTGTTGCTCTAATGCTGTGTATTCAGCTTCTGTAAGCGTGGTTGGAACTCCTAAATGCTTCTGTCTTATGTGACGTAGCACTTTCCAATCTGTACTGCTTAAGAATTCTCTTTCTTGCCCGTTTGCTTCAGCTGTTGCTTGTGCAGCAGAATCTGCTGCGCTGATAGGCTCTACACGTCTAGTAGTTGTATTATAGAAATGTGTTCTTGCTGTAAGAAGATCATTTTCATTGTCTGTAATAGTTACTACTGACACTGAACTAGGAACACTTGGTTCATAATTTAAAACACTTATTACTTCGTTATTTTCTATACAAACATAATACATAATTAACTCCAAACCGCCAAGTAGTTAGCTGCTGGCGTTGATCTTTGTTCTGTGTTCTGTACCCAAACTCTAACTCTATCAGATCGTTGTTGGTAAGTACATCTTATACTATCATTACCGTCGACGCCGCCTGCATAATGCACCATTGCAATACTAGGTATAAATGCTATCAAATTTGACATAGTTTTTCCTGACGGCGGAAACACATCAAAAAAGTTTCTGCTATCGTTAAAACTACCTACTTGATTAGTGAATCCTGCTGTACTGTAAACAGTGTTACCATATGTAATTGTATATGGTGCTGATTGAGAATCAACATACTGTTTAGTAGCAGCGTGTAATGAAGCAGTTGGATTTCCATCAAGTGTTAACTTGCCAGTCATTGTACTGCCTGACTTAGCGACAGCATTTGGATCAGTAGCAGTTATAATAATATTTCCTGTTCCATCAAACGTAACACCATTAATCGTTCTAGGTGTTTCAAATGCTGTTGCAGTACTAGCATTACCGCTTAGACTTGCTGTGATTATTCCTGCTGAAAAATTACCTGAACTATCTCTAGCAACTACTTTGTCACCAACATTGCCTGTTGATGCATCAACAGCAAGTGTACTTGCTGTAACACCATCATAATTTGCTCCTGTTAAGTAGTCGCCAACATTCATTGTAGCGAATACCATCGGTCCCCATGTAGGTGCGCCTGTGCCGCCTGATCTTAAAACATATCCTGATATACCAGGAGCCAACATTGCTGTTGTGCCTGGAGCAGTTTGATAAGCAATTGATCCTGCATTTCCTCCTGCAAGGTGTGTTGAAATTCCGGCAGTTGTTGCTGAAGTGGCATTTCCTGTTAGGTCACCGTAAAAATTATTTGCATAGGCATTATTATATTTTAATGACGACTTTCCTAAGTCTACATCACTATCTGTAACTGGTGCTAATGATCCTCTAGATCCTAACCCAGCATCTACAGATTCTTGAGGTGATATTAATTGAAGTGAAGCATCATCTGTTGAATCATTTACTGTGATTAAAATTTTTCTTAATGCACTAATTTCAGCATCACCAGTACCTTCTAGTGTTAAGTTACTATCAAGTACTACTGATCCTGCAACACTTAAACTTGTTAATGTGCCTAAACTCTCTAGTGCAGATGTCTTTACATTGTTTGCAAGATTAGTTCCTGTTAATGTATTTGCATCTGCTGTAATAGTAACATCTGCTGTTCCATCAAATAAAACACCATTAATGTTTCGAGGAGTAGCAAGTCTAGTTGTTGTAAGTGAATTCCCTGTTAGTTGTGCTCCTACAAATGTATTTGCTGTTACAATATCAAATGCGCTTGTTCCTGAAGATGCAGTAACATTACCTGTTACATTACCTACTAAGTTTGCTGTAATTGTTCCTGCTGCAAAATCGCCTGCGTTATTTCTTGCCACAACTTTGCCGATTGTGTTTGACGATGTTGCATCAACTGACCAAGTAGTTAAATTACTTCCGTCAAAATCAGTTCCAGAAATATAATCTCCTGATACTAATCTATTTTTTGTTTCAGCTTTAAAATCTGTATCGACACTTCCATCAAATGCTGTGCCATTTAATAAGATAGGATGTTCTAATCTTGTCGCTTTAGCAGCAACTCCATCTAAGTCACCTTTTAATACAAAACCATAATCAGCAAGTGTAATACCTGCTTTTAGATCTGAAAAACCTAAAGGTCTTTCTGCTGCTGCAATACTAAATGTACTCGATGAAATAATACCTACAGTAACATCATTTACTATTAATTCAATTATAGGCTGAGCTGTATTTGTTGTATCTAAAATAGATCTAGATAGTGCTCTAGTTGTTCCGAACCCGTCAACTGCTTCAGGACCTATTAATACCCATTCAACTCCGTTCCAAGTATGTAGTGTTTTACTAGAAGTCTTAAACCAAAACGCTCCTGCTGGCGGTTCCGGAGGAGGTGTTAAAGAAAGTGCAGCAGCACCAACTTCAACCCATTTATCACCACTGTCAAAAACTTTTACTGTATTGTTTGTTGTGTCGAACCAGAGCTGTCCTTTTAGAGGAACTCTTGGAGGAGCATTGTTTGCAAAATTTTCTAATAGGAATAAAAAGTTTTCGTTCTGAGCTTCGCCATAACCGATAAAGTTTTTGCCTACCAGCGTAATACTAGAACTAGTATTAACTGTAGCATCTTCTAATACGGCAAATTCGCTTCCGTCACTTTTGTTTATTACATAAGCCATTTATACGCTCCTAATTCCATTATGGCAACACCTGGTCTGATACGTGAGTCCATGTACCAGCTAACAATTGGAATGTCTTAACAATTCTAGTTAATGAAACATTAATAACTGGACCATCAACAGGGAACACAGCAACGTTAGTAACTGCTGGTGCAGTTCCTGAAGGTTGATTAAATGTGGCAGTTGAAATATTCAACTTGCTGTTTACATCAACTGGTTGAGCAGTATTATTAATAATTGTACAAAGTATTCTTGCTAATGTTCCGTCTCTGTATTCTGAAGCAGGTGCAAGAGTTGCTAAAACTGTTAATCCTATATATGAATTTGGTTTACCGTCTGACAGATCCATTGCAAAAGATAATGTTCTTGTTTCGATAGTATTGTCAACGTATTCTTTTGTTGCACCATCTTGCGCATCAGTTGGATCTGCTAATCCTGTAATTTTCGGAGTTCCGATAAGTGCAATGTTTCCTGATCCATGAGGTTCTAGTTGAAGATCATAATTACTTGATATTGTAGAAATTTTATGGTTTTCAATTCTAAGTTCTGTAACAGGTGGAATTCCTGGTCCTACGTTAACAACGTTCTGAGTACCAAATGATGTAACACCTGGAATACTTGTAATTGTCGGTCCTAATGAATTAGCATTTAGTACTGTTACACCGTTAATTTTAAATTCTTTACCACTGGCTAAGTTAACGTGTTCTGAACTTGTCCATGCTTGAGGTGCAAGTGCAGGATATTCTGGAGTTCCGCCAATACCTTGATTACTCCACATCCAAACGTGATCTGATGTTCCTTTTAAAATTAGGCCACCACCGTCTGCAATTTCATCTGAGTTACTACCGCTGTCTCCTGTTTGAGCAAGAGTAATATATTTGTCTTCAATCGATAATTCAGTTTCTCTAATAACTGTGAGATCACCATCATTAACAGTAAATGTACCTCTAACAGTAACGTCGCCTAGTATTTCCATAGCGCCGCCTACATTAATTTTGCTATCTGAGAAACTTTCGTATAAACCAATAGATCTATCAGAAGGATCAATAACAATTGCTTGTTCCTGTGTAATACCTTTACGTACATCAATTACAATTAATTTGTCAGTTGCTGAGTTTGATATTTTTAAGTTACCAGTGTCAACTGTAAAGTTACCTTGACCGCCGCCACCGATAACAACACCTAAGTCACTTTCAACTCTAAGTGCGTTGGACAAACTGTTTGCTGTATCTTTTCTAACATAAGTTACTGCATCAATACCACCAAGTTGTTCTGAGTTTGTACAAGTTACATCAAACTTAATTCCATCTAGTGTACCTGCGTTGAAACCTGGAGTAATATCTCCGCTAAATCCTTCAATAGAATTTTTAGGAGTAAATGTATCTTTAGAGAAAATACCTAACAATATACCGTTGTTATATAAACTTGTAATAACACGAGTTTGGTTTAATGTATCAAGAATACTTTGTACTCTAAGTCCACTTAGGTTTTGTGACAATGAATAATCTGGACCTAATAGAATTGTGTTAGTACCGTCAAAGAAGTATAACTGCTTATCTACATCATTAAACCACAAGTCGCCAACACCTAGCGTTGACGGTTGTGTATTAGAAATAGTTGCAGAAGATACTGGAACAAATGCTGATCCACTATAAACTTTTAATTTTGCTTCGGTTGCATCAAACCAAATTTGTCCTCTAATAGGATGTGTAGGTGTAGATGTACCTGCAAAATTTTCTAATAGTTTAACAAAGTTTTCATTTAATGCTTCACCAAACCCACTATAGTTTTTACCTATAAGTGTTATATCGGTAGAAATATTATCAACTTGGCCGTCTGCTACTGTTGCTACTATTGTTCCATCTGTTTTATTAATTTGATATGCCATGCTTTTCTACCTAACCTGTTGTAAACTTAGGTGGTCCTGACCTAATAATATAATTGAGTGTTAAGAACGGATTCATAATACCGACTGGTTGTCCAAGTGCGAAATCTTCGCTCGGTTTTAACACTGAACCTGATGAGTTAAAGTATTGTGCTTGGTCAACTGCTGTTGGTCCTAAACCAGATGTTGCTGGCGGAATAATAGCAGTATCGATCTTAACAGCACTATACTGAATATCGTTTTCGTTTCTCATATCGTGTTCGTGATCTGGTAGGTTTCCAAGTGTTAATGATGTTGAACTTGCACCACTTGAACTACCTAGCGTTTGAGCTTCAACACCTTCAACTCTAGCCGGAGTTGGCTCACCGCCACCGTTATCTACATATGCACCTGTTGTAGTCGGAACATCGATATTGTTATCCATGTTATGTCTACCAAGTGCAAAGCGACCACGAAGATCTGGAATTCTAAATGTACCTACACCGTTTAATGTTGCTGAACCGTTATATCTTGTTCCAATAACATCGAACAAATCAGGAAACTTAGCACGTTCAACTTCACCACCGTCACACAACAAATATCCCTCAGGAACATTTGCTCCAGCGAACGGAAAAATTGTACCAATTGGTACACCTAGGTCAGCAACAAAAACATCTCTTTTTTGTTTTAACAAACCTGATGAACTTCCGGTAGCAGCACTTTCTCTAAATACCAGTATAAAATCGTCTTTATCTGAAGTGTTAGGTACAGGTTGATCTTTACCTGAAATAATATTTGCAGTTAGTTCTGTTACAAACTGTTTGTCATAACTACCTACTTGGCCGTCAAAAGTAACAGCTGGTGAAATAACGTCTCCAGTTAATCTAAAACTTGTAACATTTTTTAAGTTAGTTGCTGTGTTTGCGTTACCTGTAATGTTACCATTGATAGTACCTTCAATTTCTTCAGCAATAATCTTTTTAGCTCTAATATTAGCATATCTTTGTGTTTCAGTACCAAGATCAAATGTATCTGTAGTGTTCGGAACCACTGTTCTTGTTACTATACCACTGTTAAAATTAGTTGTTCCGCCAACAATTAAATTTTTAGCAACTGCAACACCACCTTGTGTTACAATACTACCTGTGCTTAAACTTGTTGTTTCAGAAATACTAGCAACATTAATACTTCCTGTAAGATTAAAATCACCATCTACATCTAATTCAACATCAGGAGAAACTTGGTTAATACCAACTTTGTTATCGATAACTCTTAATATAGTAGTAGGTACACCGTTTCTATTAGTTTGTAAGTCTACCGAACTACCAGATGATGAGTTATAAATTTTTGCCGCTGTTGAAGAAGTTTGTAAGTTAAAGTTTCCATCAACACCAATTGCAACACCTGTGTTTGTTCTAACGTTTATTCCAAATTCAGTAGTATTAACTGTATCACTTCTAAGGAATTTACCGGCAGCAACTTCAACTCCGCCTACGTTAAGTGCATCTGCATTAGATGCTGTACCTATTAGTTTAGGTAATAGTCCACCTTCGAATATTCCTGAAAACAATGCCGCTTCACTATCGTTAGCAGGTGTTGTTACATTTAATCCAGCTTTAATTTCATCAAAACCTTGAATATCAATTTTTGGAGTAAATGTGTCTTTTGAAATAATAATTACAGGCTGATCTGCAATATAAAAAATTAAAATATTACGTGTTACGTTATCACTATCACTAATTCTTTCGACTGCTGGTCCATATCTTAAACCGTCAATCGAACTTTCACTTGGTCCTACAAGTAACCATCTGTTACCTGTATAAATTCTTAACTGTTGGTTTGTGGTATCAACCCATAGTTCACCAACTTTTGAATTTTCAACTGAAGGTTCAACTGGCGACTTTTGAATATTTGATGCTGCTTTCCAGTTAGTGTTGTCGAATAATTGCAAAATGCCATTAGTAGTATCGTACCATAGCTGACCTTCAACTGGATTTATTGGCTGATCGGCACTTGCAAAATTTTCTAGCAGAGCTAAAAAGTTTTCTGCAATAATTTGTCCGTATCCTGTTACGTTACGTCCAGGAAATGTTAAACTAGTGTCCTGGCTAGAGGTGTTATCGAATACTGTTATCGGTGTTTTGTTGTTTTTATCAGTAAAATTTACAATATATGGCATTTAGTTACACCTCAGAAAAACCAGTTAAACTTTGTACTCTAATAGTATAATCAATCTGTAAAAGTCTGTTTAAAGATTTCTGTACTGGATGGAAAACAACGTGTGTTAACAACTTACCGTCACCATCCGGATTATACCATTTAAGCCCTAATTCATCGAAAACAAAGTTTCCGTTCATATCCACTGAATTGTCAAACGCTTCTTGATCGTCTGGTTCACCGTAATCTAGCAAACAACTAATCAAAATGTCGCTGTATGTTGCGCCACTTATGTGTCTAACTTCCATTTTGTTTCTTACAGGATCTGAATTTTGAATACTATTTTGATCAACAACTTTTGTATATGTTTGATTGTATAAACTAGAGTTTGTGCCAACAGTGTTTGGAGTAAGATATGTAATTAATCCTGTAGGATCTACAGTTGTTCCACCTGAACCAAAAACCATCTGGTAGATAGTACCTCTACCCTGATTTGATAGGCTGTTAACCATAGCAATACTCATATTTTCATAATGAATAGCATTTCTTTTGTCTATGAAAACCTCTTTAGTTTCCGGATCAAATATCTTTATATGCCCTTCAAAATGAAAACCGCCACGCTCGTTTACAGCTGGTTTGTTTTCTTTGTTATTTTCACTAGTTGTTGACATTGTTTTCTCTTCGCTTTTCATAGTGTATTTATTCAGGTAAACGAGTTGTTTTCGCAGCAATGAATTTACTAATAGCAGAATCATTATCAAGCAATGTTACGCCGCTAGTAGCGGTTGTAACGCCTCTATCGTACCATGTTTTACCCAATTTCCTTATAATTCTAATCCTTGTTCCTGCTGGTAAAGGACTTGTTAATCTTATGTATGGCGTTGTTCCGTCTACTGAGAACTCTGCCTCCAGCTTTTTATCTGCACCAGGACTTGAAACTCCTAATGATTCATCAAATACTTCCAATGAATTCTTACGTAGGCGTTTTCCGCCCGCAAATACTTCAATAGTATCACATCTGCCATAATCTTGTGGTATAGTTTCAGCATACCAATTAGAATCAGATGCCTGTATAGGAACAAATTCTAATGGTCCTATAAGCACACTACTACCATCACTTACAAAATCTGTTCTTTCTTGTGTATCATTGTAAGCAATTGCTTCCGGAGCACCAGCATCGATCACTATATCTCCACTTGAGTGTAGTTCTTTAATCGCTGTTCCAAGGGCTCCTCTTCTTAATTTTTTAAGAATATTTCCTGTTTTCTCCAGGTATTCAATTTTTTCATTGTTTATAATCACAACACCTGCAAGATTTCTCTCAACAATCGGAGTAGCTAGTAAATGTCCGTTAGTAACTTCAATCTCAGTATCAAAATAGTTTAAATCTTTACTTAATCTAACTTCATCTTTAGATGCATATCTGTGATATCTATAAACATTCAACATATCTTTATGAATTTCATAAGCACTAGGTAATTTAAATACATTAGTACCGAACATAACTATTTCAACTTCGTCTGAATCAGTGTTAGCAACAAATAATCTCATTACTCCTCTTGGAAGATCTACAACATAATCTACATCTTGTACTAATCGTGTTCCATTTAGATATGCCCACACATAACTAACACCTAATGGATTAGTTGGTAACTGATAAACAACTTTTCCTCCAGTGTATCTATCAGAAATAATACTCATGCTAGGATATTCACTGAACCAAGTTACATTAATTATATCTCCTGGGTTAAGAGTAACACTACTATCGATTACGATATTATTGTTATCAACTGTGTATGTTGTTCTAAGATCATTTTCTATTTTAATCTTATCTCCTAGTGATAAAACACCAGTGTTAAATTCTAAGATTTTAGTAGTACCATTATAGATGTAATCTTCAATAAATGTTTTTCTATCTCCGTTTACAAATACTCTGATATTATTAGTTAGAATAGCACCTGATACTTCTTCAGGATCTAAACCTAATGTAAATGCATTATTAGTTCCATCATAAACAGCATAAGTTGTATCAACACCTTTAAGTTTTCTATTATTAACTTCTACAATCATTGAAGCAACTGAACTATCTCTAACAAGATTTACAAATCCTGTTAAATCATATGATCTACTACTACCATCATATGCAATTTCCTGTTGATTAATACTAATAATAGGTAATCCAGAACTGTCAACATCTGATCCTGAGCCTACACAGAGAATTTTTATAGTAGATAATCTTGCAGGAGTTATTCCAAACTGTACTAAAGTTCTATTTGGAGTATCTGCAACACCTGTACTGTCAATAAATCCTATGTCTTCGAGTACTCCATTAACGCTTACAAACACACCTGTTGTTTGAGCGAAAGAAGCATTTGTTAAGAATAAATTAGTTTCTCCATCAGCTTCAAATTCTTGGTAATCTAGAATTGATACTCCGCCTACTCCTACTGAAATAATTTCAAGAACTTGATCCGCAGTTGGTGCTGTATCAAAAATAACTTGATTATTTTCTAAATTCACGAAGTAATCACTAGTACTTACTTTTGCGCCACCTAAATATATTACAACTGATTTAGATTCTAGAATATTTTGTCCTATATCAAATGTAGTAGTTGTACCATCTGTGTTTATAACTCTAGTTTTAACAGGTGCTGATCCTGTTCCTGTTGTAGTATAAACTTTAATACTTAAACTATCTAAAACTTGACCTGGAATGTTTTCTTCTGTTGCAGGAACATTTTCAGGAGATATAAATTCACCTCCTAATATAGTAATTTCTTCTACAGTCTTACCAGTAGCTGTAGAATATGCGCCATTGTTGGTTGCTAATGTTCCGCCTGAGATTCTTGTATCTACTAGATTAGGATCAGTAATTGTAACACTACCATCTGACGACACTGGTCTAAATATTAAAATATCGCCTGCGCCTGTTTGAATATAATCACCAATCTCTACAATCTGTGTACTTCCATCACCAATAAATGTTGGCATTTGAGCGTGAGGATTAGCTACATTAGAACTATCCCAGTTCTCATCATAACTCGGATCGTCTATTCTAAGAGCTGGCGGATCTTTAACTTCTTGACTATACTGTAAATCATCAACTGTAGGAATTTGTACTTCAACAAATCGTTTCAGATAAATGTTAATTTCTTGTCCTTGTGCAGGTACATACGGTAATGTAACAGTATTAGTACTTCCGTCACAAATTACATAATAATCTGCTGCTGCTTCGACACTATCCCAACTATCAGTAAACCAAGGTAAGGCATCCCAACCACCTGTAACATCAAATGTTGTACCTTGTACTTGAACACCACCATAATCAATACCTGTCATTAATTGATCAAGATCAGTGCCTTTCATTCCTGCAATTGGATCGTAATACTTTTTAATTCTATTAACACTATCTAATAACTCATCATTTTTATCGTATGTAACAACAATAGTTTCACCTAACTCAGGTGCTGTAGTGAACAATATTTTTGCTTTTAATTGAGTTACTCTATTTTCAATTTTCTTATACAATGAAACAGAATACTCATCACCAAGTACAAGTTGTCCATTTTTAATTATTTGAATCTTAGACTTGTCAAGTGTTGAAGGATAACTTAAATCAAATGATGCAGTATTTCCTGGTGCAGTAAATGTTTGTGTAAAGTTAAAGGTATTGAATATTCCATCTTTAGAAATTCTGTCAAACTTAACTTTAAGATCAAACGCTCTAGCGGTTGTATTACCTAGTACTGCAACAGCAGTTGCATTATCTGTATTACTACCATTACCTCCAACAATCGATACTGTAGGAATTGTAGTATATCCCGATCCAGGATTTTCAATAGATACCGCTGAAAGTTTTCCATTAGAAATATATGCTCTAGCAGAAGCTCCAGTACCGTTTCCTTGAATTACTACGGTCGGTACACTAGTATATCCTGATCCAGGATTTGAAACTAAAATTTCTGTTATCTCATATCCTTTAGTATCTGCCCAGAACTTATAAGGATAATTTTGTAAATTATCATCTGTTTGAGTTAACGGAATAATTTTTCCTTCAACTTCATTAAAGTATGGAGGTAGATCAAAATCAGATATTGCTGTGTTTGATGTTTCTAGTTTATCGTAAATAGATTTATATTCTCTTATTGTTGTTCTAAAAGGTTTTACTTCATTAATATAATCTAGATAACTGTCAAGACTGTCATTCTTATAATTAAGTTTTTGTTTTAATTCGCCTATCTTATAAGACGCACTTAAGAAACTAGTTTTAAATGCCCAGTCAACATAAGTTTGTTCTGTGAAAACATATTTCATCGAAACAAAGAATAACTTATTCCATTCAATTTTATAGTCGCCTACAAAAATATCTTCCTTGACTGCTCTAAAAATATTTCTAAGCTCATTTGAAACTTCTTTATCATATGACCCTGCATCGAAACTATCAACAATATCATAACCAATACCGCTTGTATCAGTATCATATAATTTGTCACTAAATTGAATTGTGCCGTTTTCTCTGCCGACTAATATGTAATTTTCTAAAAGAGTATTTCCGACATCATCAACTTTCTTGAATACTGCCCAGCCGCCTGCGCCATATTCTTTAATTCTTATAGTGTCGCCAATGACAATATCAAGTGCAGGTTCTTGATACACACTTGGAATTTCTTCAACAATTCTAATTGTAGGATCATAACCTTCAGCCCACCAGTTTACTTTATCCCAATAAAGTCTTGTGTCATATGCTTGTGATGCACTTCTAAAGAATACTTTTCTTATGTCGTCCCAGGCATAGATACTCCAGAAACCATTTGAAGTTTCATCGTTTCTTACAAGTACACTAAATTGTCTAACTTTAGCAATTACAGAGCTATAAAGTTTACCGCCGTTAAGAACGTCTACTCTTGTTACACGACCTTGACTATCAATAACTGTTTGTGCTTCTAAACCTTGGCCGTCTCCTTCAAAGTCAATGCTTGGAGCAGTTCTGTAACCAAATCCAGGTTCTATAACATCAATTGATAAAATCTCTCCATCAACAATATTAGCAGAAATTTCTGCTTGTTTGACTCTGATTGTTCCAACAGTTTCTAAATCTATATAAGTCTCAACTGCCACGTCAAATAAATTCAATACTTCACTAGGTTGTTCATCTACTAGATTTAAGTTCTTGTATGTAATAACGTCAGCAAATGCTTCTTTAAGTAAAACTGTATTAATATTTTTAATTACAGTTTTTAGAATCGTTTGCTTGTTAACAAACATACTCTGTCTTGGTCTAAATTTAATTCCGTATCTTTGTTTAGCTGGCAAATCTGTATCAGGAATTCTATTTCCTTGCAAATCATAACCAATCAAACTATCTAACCATTTTCTTTCTAATGAATCAGTCGGAATACTATCTTCAACATTTTCAGTTAACAGAGTAAATTCATTATGTACTGCATTTTTAGAATCTTTATTATTGTAATATTCAATATTTAAAATTGCATAATCGTTACTTACAATATTAGTATAATTGAACAATACAAACTTATCTGCATCAGCAAGAGCAATATAGGTTACTCCGCCTGATAACGGATTAGAAATTAAACTTGCCACACTTGATGCACTTATTGATCTTCCAACAATATTTTTAGGTGCAATTAATTTATTTTTTACCCAGAAGTAATATAGTGTAGAAGTAGCTTCTCCTGTTTCTGGATTTAAAAGTTCTTTAACACTATAGGCTTCATTGTTCGGATATAGTGGCTGTCCTGAGATACTTGCATTCAATCCTTCATTGGTGTCTGCAACAGCAGACCATTCAGCAGGTGTTAGAGTACTTTCAACCCACTCGTAAATATCAATTGAAGATCCTGTAGCAAGTTGTCCCCAATTACTTGTTCTGTAAGCAATGTCGCCTTGCTCGTAATCTATCCACTTAGCGTTACCGATGTCCCACCAAAGTTTACCAACATTTTTAGTTGTCCAAGGTATTTGTTCATCAACAACCTGTACCTCAGGATCTCCTATTGAGTATACCGCAGGATCATAAGGTGTTTTGTATGATAATTCTTTTTCAGCTGATGCTAAAATTTTCATCTTAGCAGGATCAACAATTTCTAAATCTTGAATCTTATCATCTGAATTATCATCATATAATGCAATTCTCTTGATTTGATTTATATCAACTGTTTCTGGTTGAGAACTTAAAATTTCAAATGGTTGAACTGTTGGATCTTTCTTGAATATTCTAACCATACCAGTTGCATCACCTTCAAATACAATTGATGATCCGGACTGTACAGGAGCAATATAGTATGGTGATCCAACAACAACTACATTACCTGTACAACTAATACTATAACCAAAACTTTCGTTCAATGAAAGATTACTTTCTAGTTTTTCTGATAGGTAATATTTGTTTCCGCCTTTTAATTCGTAGATATAAACACTTCCGCTGAATCCACTATAGCTCTTAAACTTAGTAATTTTTTGATCGAAAGTAGTTTCCTCTCCATCAAAGATTGTAGGCAATACATACGGAGTATTGTTTGCACCGATTGCTAAAATGTCAGTGTGAACAGATATAGCAACATCTTGTCCAAAGAATTCATTAGGGAATGTATCAAAACTATCTAGTTTTTGTTTTAGTCTATATTCATTTGAACTATCTGGAACGTAATCGAATATATATGCACTACCTTGATTCTGGAAATTAACATCTGCTTTAGGACTTGTTACAACAATTTTTTCACCTGTAGAATCAACAGCTACAGCATAACCGAATTGATCGCCCGATGAAATAATTTCTGCAACATCTAAATCACTTATATCTTGTAAACCGTCTGCTGTAAATGTTTGTGTAAGTTCAAAAAGGTTAAGATTAAAATCACGCTTGTAAACAAAAACTTTACCTGTTGATTCAGAACTACTATCACCTACGTTAACCCAAGGATAACCTGCATCTGGTTCTTCGTTATAACTCTTAATGGTACTACCGTCATCAACTGCGCTAGGACCAATGTTTTCTAATTTATGGAATTGACCTTGATATTTTACAACGTCACCTTCGATATACTCGTAGTCTGCTCTCCAAATTCCTCTGTAGTTTGCAAAATATTGTTTGTCGCTGAACGGAGCTCCAACAACTAATACTTCACCGGTTGAATTCATAGCCATACTGTATCCAAACTTATCTCCTTCTTGAATAAGTTCAGCTACTTGTAAAGGTGAAAGTAAACCTGCAAACAATGTACTCTTATCTTCTGCTTCTTCTAAACTAACAGATTGAGGTAAAGAGTTAGCAGTTGCCAACGAGTCTAGTCTTAGCCAGTCAACACTATCTATGTCAATAGTGCTGCCGTCGCCTTGTGTATCATTAACTGCTTGCCACAAATATCCTTGATGCCATACTATTGAACCTTTCGGATATAGTTTAGATTCATCTTTTTCATATGCACCTACATAATTAGGATTTTCATCAAGCTCCCAGTCTTCAGTTTCTGCATTATAGGTATAAAGATATATTCTACCTTTACTGTCTAACGAGCCAGGGGCTGATACTGCCATGTAGTAAACACCTTCGTTCTTAGCAATTGAAATTCTAGATCCGAAGTGTTCGTAATGTTCTGGTCTTGGACTAATATAAGAATGTGTTATGTTCCATTGGTTAGCACTGTATTCATATATTTGAATCATACCTTGCTGAGTTTTACCGTCGTCTGTACCAGTTGTTAGTGCATCAATATTTTTTACATATTCCCATTCATCAGACTCAAAATTAATTGAGCTTCCGTCAAATGTTGTATCAGTTAATGCTTTCCAAAGTTTTCCTTCGTATAATACAATACTGTTAGAACCATAACTAATCGAAGGATTAAAATTACCTTTGAAGTTTGATGTAACTCCACTTGCACGAGGTGAACCTATTGCAAGCCATTTATTATCAGGACTTACTGCAAGTTCTAAACCAAAACTTCCTAGTGTAGAATCTTTAAACGTACCTTGTGGTTCAATAATTTGTTTTACATCTAGTCCTGTTGAAGTTTCAACATAAACAACAACATAACCGTCAGGTGCGACACTAGCAAGTGTCTGTTTCAGTGCATCAATATATAAAACTTTTTCACCGACTTTATTAGGTTCAACAATACCAAAATTAACAATCTGCTTGTCAGTATATGTTTTATTTTTTTCTACAACTTCCCATCTTCCGTTAGTATCTTCGTCAACAAAAAGTTTACTTGATTGAGATAAGTTAGCAACGTGTTGCGGATCAATACTATCCCAATTTTTAAATCTTGCTTCAGTAAAGAACAATGGATAATTTAGTGTGCTTGGTTCAAACACATCTGCTGTTGCTTTTTCTGTAACATTAAATGTTATAGAAAAATTATCTACTGCTGTGATTTTATGAATTCCAGAAATTTTATCGATACCTTTAATACCAATAAATTCTCCTACTTGTTTGTTATGACGTCTTTTAAAGATAACTTTTACTGAAAGGTTATCAACTTCAACATTTATTAATTGTAAATCGTAGGCCCAGTTTGCTCTAAGAACTGTCCAACTAGGACCATCAAATGTAATCCATATATGATCATTGTTTAAAACAGCATCTACATTGATATCTGATAAATTATCTCTTGTTCTAACAGTAAAGTTTGTTTGACCAATTTTTACATACCCTGCTGTTTTAAATGGATACACTTCGTATGACGCAGGATTAATTTTTGATGTATATGGATATGGAGCATAATCAAAATTACTTTTGTTAATTCTATAAAATCTGTCTAAGAAGTTTCCTTGAGATTCTGTAATTAATACAGGCTGAGGATTAATTACAAACTGATCTGTTTGTAATTTTATTTCAGCATGATAACTTTGATCAATGCCTCCCATTGATCCTACTTTAAATGCCCATTCCTCATCTAAAGAAATGCTAGGCTGACCACTACCATTAATTTTGTCGAACAGTTTTGTAATTGAATTTGATGTTCCTTTTTCTCTAATAAAACCTTGATAGATTTTATATTGTGTTGTAGGATCATCTGCTAATGCTTCTAAATAAGTTCTTTTCTGATAACCAATAGTATGCCTTGCTAATTCTCGTTGACTCTTACCTAAACCATCAGTATCAACATCAAAATAATCTTCAATTTGATTGATTCTATAATCAAAGTTAGGAATTAGTTGCTTAGTTGGATTTGAATCCAATACTGTCCATCTATCGAAATCAAATTTTTCTCCACTAGTATGATTAAATTTACTTGTGTAGTTTTTAGATCTATAAGCAACAATGTCACCTAGTTTATAATTTTTAAATGGTACCCATGCATCTATGTTAACATTATCAAAAATAAATCCTGGTGATGTATAATCTCCATCCCAATCGACTGTTCTAAATCCTTGAGAACGAATTCTTTCTTGACGATAGCCTGTTGGTTTATCGTAGATAATATCGTTAAACACTGTTCTATCGTTAAACACTGTAACGTGTTCTTTTAATACATAATTTACTTTAAGGTAATATATACCAACAGCACTATTATTAATAGAAATAGTAAATGTTTGGAAATCTCGAGATACATCAATGTCTTTTACATCAATAGTAGTTCCGTCACTTGATAGAACATTGTAATCATAGAAACTATCTAAAATGCTGTCAGCAACACCAACTGGAACTACTACTGTTAATTTTTGTGCTCCAGGACTTACTGTTAATAAACTACCTTCTGACCAATTTTGCATGGTCCAGAATAAGAATTCTTTAGAACTAGTTAACCAGTCTTGTATAACTTGACTTCTAGTATCATAATTATTAAACACAAATCCTTGTGAAACTAATCTTTCTTGATATCCTAAAAGAAAATCAACAACCGCTTGAGCTTCAGAATATTCAGTTCCGTAACTTAAACGTTTAATTACTGTTCTATTGAAATTTCTTCTACGCTGTGCAGTGGCTGCTCCTTCAACAGGAAGTGCAGGTAGTCTTGACCAATACTGATTTTCAAACTCTGTTGTACTTGTATGAGTTTGATTTGCTCTAAAGAAAGTGTTTCTAAATTCTACTACTGCTCCGTTATTATAAGTTTTGTTTTCTTCCCACTGAGTGAATGCAACACTTAGACCGCCAACACTTATTGTAGGATCTTTCTGATTAGGTATTGCTTGGTAATATTCAAAATACGGATTAATATCGTTGTAGCCAGATAAAGTCCATCCGTTAGATGATTTTTCAATTATTACACCGCTATATGCGAGACTTGTAATAGGACTACTTTTTGCAAATATAATATCATAGTTCTCAGGAGGTATAAAAGTACTACTAGAAGTAGAATTAGGATTCTTACTATCTAGCAAAAACTTCTGTTGGTCTTTGTCAACAAATCCACTTAGTCTAGCTGTTAATCTAACATTTAGGTTTTCTAATGATTCATTAGCATCAACAACTGATGCTCCTTGTCCTTTAATGTAAGAACTAATGTAATAAGCTAAACCACTTACTTGATTTTCACCTGCAATAGGTAGTTTTAAATTATTTGTAGTTAAGAAAACATTAGATGTTTTATCTACAATTTGATCAATAATATTTCTTGTTGTTTTATCTTTATCAAAATTACTAATAATAAAGTCAAAAGGTTTAACTAAACACAAAGAAACAATAACAGCAAATGGATATTCACTGCTTGACTTCCATGCATATTCGACAGGACCTACATCACCTAGTTGGAAACTTCCTTTGTTGTTAGTTAAAGTAAAGTTTGTTGCAAGGCCACTTGTTAGAGGATCAAGTAATTCACCATCTTCATTCACAGGAATATGACTCATTATACTTGTTCTAGCATAGCGAGGATGAATTCCTTCCCTCGGTCCGTGTCTAATTATACCGTCTCTGATATCTTCCCAAAGAATCAAGTTGCCACTAGTGTACGGGGCTGATCCGTATTCATCTTCCCACCATTCAGGTTTTTCTGAAAAACCTAAACATTCCCAAGGACAACGATGAGGTCTGTCTGTATCATAGAAGTATCTATATACTCCTCGCCAGTAACCTGGTAGATTTTCTGTACCATCTGGACTTGCCATTTGGTTGTAGGTATATGTAAATGGTTCGTTATTAACAAAGAATGTGTTTAGAACATAACCTAAGTTCGTGTTTGATACCCAGTTTAAAAATTCTTGATTTATAATATCTCTAATATTATTAATATTATATTCGCTATTTCCGTAGAAACCACCTAATGTATTATCAATATCAAAAACAGACTCGCTATATACTTTTTTAATATTATTATAAATTCTGTATTCTAATTCTAAAATTAAGTCATCTCTATAGTCATTATATGCTGTAATGATACTTCCGTCATGCCCTTGGATTACATTCACAGGCTCTCTGTAAGTGTCATCTAAAAACTTCATAGGTGTATAACGTTTGTATAAACCTAATGCAGTAGGCGTTGGCGGTATGTGTGAAAAACTTGTAGAAGTATATTCACGTATTTCAATTTTATCACCTTCTACTAAATCAATTTTAATCTCGATGAAACCAAAGTCTGAATTGAAATCGTATTCTGCTCCGTACAATAACTGTCTATTGTTTACATATGGGTATACTGCTCTTCGACTTAGTGTGTTTAAATCAAAACTTTGACTTAATGCAAATGTTTTAATACCGGTATCTTCTACTTCGTAGGTTAGTGCAGAATATGCACCTGCACCTATCATATCACTGTCTGCAAAAGGACTATCAATACTTTTTGCTTTTGACAGTTCAGTAATAATTTTATCGACCATGTCAGCAACATTATCATTAAAATCAACTTCTTCTGCTTTCAAAATAAAATTATTTTTAAAAGTAGAATATGATTCTTTAGCAAACTTTATTGCTTTAATAATATTAAATTTCTTATCATTTAAAAGAAATACTGATGCTGGTGCTAGTCCGCTGTGCTTTAAGAATCTTTTAGAATGTTGATAATAATCGTGCTGATCTCTTAAATTACTTGAGCCTGGTATCTGTCCAGTAAATTCATCGTAAAACTCTAAACCTGTTGAGACGTGATCAACTGCTTGACCTAACGTAAAAGATTTAATTGGTTCGTTAAGTGGATTCTTTTCTAAACCTACAGGCAATTCATAATAGCCGTTGATAGGTTCGAGATCACAAATTACTTTTATTACAACAACATCTTTAGGGTTGAATGTTTTGTTAAAAATAAATCTATTACTAATTCTTTCGTATGTTGAATTTTCTTTTTTACCATTGGTATAAAATATAATCTTTTCATTACCGGTAAAGGATCCCCAATCAACAGTTTCAAATACAACTTCGTTGGTGGTATTAATAACTGTGTAACTATCAATGATAGGCATTATGTAATTGTTAGAAGTTTTCAACCAACCATTATCATATCTGTCGTCAATATTATAGAATCCTGTATTTAAATTAACAGTTATTGTGTTTTGTCCTTGGGTATACTGGAATGTATCAGAATCAAGATTCCAATTAAATTCAATGTCACCAACGTTATCGATATTTAGATATGATAGTTGGAAACCCAATTCAGTATCTGTTCGACCATTACCGACTTTGTAACTTAAAAGAGGACTTCCTGTAAATGTTGAAACTGGATATGTATCTTTATTTCCAAAAGAAATTAAATTATTATCAACAAGATCAAATAAAGGATTTTGATTTACTGCTGTCTTTTCTTGACTCTTAACCCAGTTGGTTCCGTCAAAGTGATACATCTTGCCTGCATTGTTTTTACCTCTTCGGACTAAAACACCTTGACCTATAATACTATCACTATCACTTGTTTGTTTAAGTGTGATCTGCTTATTGTTATTATGTGTTATAAAGTTTACTTCATAAATTTTATTGTTAGCGAGTGAATCTGTATCTGAAACTACGAGAACTCTTGCACCTTCAAATAAGAACTCACCGTCGACGTTATAACCTGTACTACCTTCAATATTAGAAAATACATCTGTGGTAAATGTATCAATATAGTCTACTGTTGCCTTTGCAACAATACCATGATTATATAATCTTAGATTTGGTTTAAATTCAATAATAGGTCTTTTGGCACGTGAAGATTCTTCAGCTTCGAAATCAGAATTACGAAAACTATAAGAATAATCTAAAACTGATCTATGGAACCATCTATTATATCTACTCCAAGGGTTAAAGTCTTTACTGTTTCTTGAAACAGTAATATAATCTTTAGATCCTGCATATTGAGATGCATCATCAAACGGTTGTGTATCAAACCCTTCGTTGTCAAATAATATTTCTGGAACGTTAGAAACAACTGACGGAGGAACAAGAGAATCAAATCTTGTTAAGGTTATTTCTTGACCGACTCCTTCAACTAACCAAGTAAAGTCTGCATATTGATTAGGTGCAATAACACCTCTAAAGTCAACTACAAGTCCGTTTGTAAACTCAACTCCGTTAGCACTGGTGTAAGTTTTCTTTCCTATAATTTCTTTTTCAACATCTAAAAATGTATTAGAGTCTATATCTGCAATTAAAAATGTACCTAATCTATTTGCATCAACTAATGACTGATAAAAAATTATATCCGGTGCATCCATAGGAACAGTAAATGTTAAAGTTCCTCTCTTGACGCCGTTATTTGTAACGCCGTTATTAAAATTTAATGAACTTAGCGCAGCATTAGAATCTACTAATTCCCAGTCTTGAGAATTTATATCAATACTACTTCCGTCAATAGGGCTAATCTCAGCAACTGCTGCTCTCCAAAGTTGTCCGTCAAATACAACTAGGTCCCCTAGAAAATAAGTTTTATTGGGATCAAATATTAAAGAGCCAGTGTCGTAGTTTAATCTAATAACAAATCCTTCAGACGAATATACATCGAAGTTATATGTTTGTCCTCTATATAATGTTATTGTTGGATTATTAGTTGCTCCGTCAGGAGTAAAAATCCAAGAACTTCCTACACCTTGTCTTACCTTGTATGTACTAACAACTGTTTGAGCTTGACCGCGTACATCAACTGATGGAGGGCCGTTTGGCACCCAGAAATATTCTGTATAGTTTGCAAACTTATCCCAGTCAATTGGCGGGTTCCAAGAATAGTTTTCCTGTGAAAAAGTTTTATCATCTCTTTCAACATCGTTTCCGAAAAACTTAACAATGTTTTTTAAATCGAGATAGTCATGAAACTTTTCAATTTTCTGATCTTTTTCAACAGTAACGCCTGCCTCTAGTTGATATCTACTTCTAAGAGTTTCATTAGTGTCTAGATAGATATCGTTTCCGCTGTAGGTTTTACCGTATCTTCTTCCAAGGTATCCTGTAATTTTATCTAGTACACCCGGCTGTGTTAAAGGATCAAACGCACCTGTTAGGAATTTTTTATTCCCTTCGGTTTGAAAAATCTCAGGTAGGAAATCGCTTGACTTCCTAATAGGAATCCCACTGCTTGGAAAAACTTTCTTTTCACGCATTATGTACTACTCACCACTGAATTTGCACCAGCTCTAATTTCAGCAGCAGTAATAGAAGTTACAATTTCTACATCATCAACTGTTGCACCGCTTACAAAAATTTCATCTGGTCTGCTTTGTATTTCAAATAAACTTCCGAAAACTTGAGACTCTTGTCTTGGTATGATAACAAAGTTTGTAATATCTGGAGATGCAGAATTAACTACAAAAGTTGTTAGTTCGCTGAGATAAAATCTATCACCGAAGTCCCAGTTGTTAATATCAAAGAATGTATTAATTGCATTAATAATTCTAACTTTTAAATTATTATCGTTAATAACCTTGTTTGGATTTTTAACTACTTTAAAAACTGCTCTAAGTTTTTCTGTTGCAGTTCCACCAAACAAAACTTTATATTTCACAGGATGGTAAATTATTTCATCACTAATTGATTTGATAGCGTTTAGTCCTGTACCAAAACTAATTCTTAAATCATCACTTGTTGGTTCATCCGGTGGATCGCCTACAGGATTAACCAAATAATTTCTGTATGTTGTATCATAGGCTCTAGTTAAAATATACAAATCAATAATATTTGTAACACTAGGATCTATTCTTCTATCTTCACTAGCAGAGTGTGTATATTGGAACTTAAGATTACTTCTTCCAATAACTGCTTTGTAAGCACTTTGTAATCTAAGTGTGTTTGTTGTTCTATCAACAGACTTAACTCTATTTTCATTTATATCATAGAAGTAAATTAATTGCCCGTCATTAAAATCGTTAACATTAATCAAACTCTCTTTCTGATATATTAAAATAGTATTATTAGTATTATCTACATAATTGTATACTGATGTGCCGTATTGATCTTTTTCTTGTTTAAAGAAAAGATAATTTAATTGTAAATCTGCACCAACAATTCTTTCAAACGCTTCTGGGTCATCAATAACTCCGTCATCGTCTGAATCTTTAAATGCTAGTTTGATTGCTTTGGTGCTTTCATACCCATCATCATAAAGAATAGTATCAGTAATTTCAAAAGCATAATCATTATTAAGCATTGAAGTATTTGTATAGTCGGTATTAATACCTAATACATTTACTTGATCTTTTTCTAACAACCCTGTGACATTGTTATATGCTTTATCATTTTTATCATAGTAAAATCTATTTTGCTGTAAACTACCAAAGATATAATCTAACTTTCTAATTCTCACAATATATTCGTCATTTTCTTTTACAAATGCCATAATCCAAGAAGCATCTAAGTTAGAACTAGTTGTGTCGCCGGATTTACCTAAACTAAATGCATCTGTTAAATTAATATTTTGACTTTGAATAATTCTCCAATTAGCTGTTACATAATCATATCTTAAACCAAAGTTTAAACTGTTTACTACTTGAGTAACTATTTCGGACTCAATACTGTTTGAAATATCTGAAACAAACTTAGGAACAATTCTTGATGCAATAGCACCTGAAGGAACATTATCACTAAATGTAATAGGACCTAATCCTGATGATAGTACACCTCTTCCTGCATTAGTGCCATCGCCTGACACACTAACTACTTTTGTCCATAAGTAACTTGTTTGTGTAAGATCACTTGAATCTGTATCTACAAGTTTACCTAGTTTAAATGATTTTCCTGTAGGTGGAACAAATTTAATTAATGCTCCAGGAAAAACATATTTTAAGTTATTAGTCGCATATGTAGCAACTTTAAACAAACTTAAATCAATTGAGTTAATAAAGTAACCAGTAGAAACATTTGTATCATTAGTAACTTCATTCCATACTGTATTTGTTTCTGTGAAAAGAATTTTATCAAATTTTGTTAGATAAAAATTATACACGTCAGTATCAGAAAATACTTGTTCTACATTGTTCTTGATAAAATTAACAATGTCTGTTCTACTTGTAAATTTAAAAGATAATGAACGCTCACTTTCTTCTTTGTAAATGTATCCATCATCAGCAAACACATTTATTGAACTATACTTTCCGCTGGCATCAATAATATCAAAGTTTCTACTAATACCACTAGATGTTCTGTTTACAGATTTTATTTTTAAAATGTTTTGCGAAGTTGCTAGTGGAGCAAGATTATAATCTTCTCCTGTAATCATTCTATTCTGAGTATAGTATTGAGCAGGAGCATTCTGTCTTATTGAATCAATTGTTTCTGATGCTACAGCACTGTTTACTGTGTATTGCAATCCCATGCTAATACTAAGTGTGTGTTGCTCCCCTCTTTTGTTAATATAAGGAACACTAATATTAATACCTTTCATTTCATTAGGTACAATAGAATATGTTAAACCATTTGAAACTCTGTAATAAGATCTAAATGATCCTTGAGGTAAGTTACCGTAGACACCGTCAGCAAAAATTAAATCAATTCTATCGCTTTCTCTTGTTGCAACAGAATAGATATCTCTTAAATTTCCTGCTACACTATTATAAGCAATATTGTTACCAACCAAGCTCTTAACCTGTGTCCATTCTGAAACTTGTGCGCCTGCACTGTTTAATTCAAATAACCAAACGTCATCATTATTAATATTAGTACTCTCAACACTAACACGTTCGTTTGTTGTTGGAACTGTTATATTAAAATCTGCAAGTTCTAGAGAACCTTGCTTGAACATAAAATAAAATCCTGTGTTCGGACTCGCTGGTCCTTGACCATCTTGTCTATAAACAAATCCTAGTTGGTTTCCTGGAGTTGGTGATTCTTCGTAAATTTCTTCTGAATCTTTAAACGTTGTACTAACAAGTTCAAACACCATATTTCGACCTGCAACAGATTTTGAAAAACTATACAATGGTACATCTGTTGAAAAGGTATTAAATCTATATTGTTCAGTAGGAATACTTTGTATACTTGCACTACCTTGGCTTCTGCCAAATTCTACGTTATCTGTCATTGCAGCATTTAACACTAGAATAAACTGTTCTGCCCAGTTGGTGTTTGTAGGATCGTTCCATCTAATAGTTTGCTGTGCAAGATCTCTACCATTACTGTCAACGATGTTTTCAGTTGTAGTAACACTTGAAAATTTTAAAAGTCCTTTAGAAGCAACATTTCTTTTTGCATTGTAAGAAAGCATACGTGCAATACGCAACACACTTTCTTTACGTTCTGCTAGTTCAATAAAGTTTTCTCTTGAAGCGAGATCAATTCTAAATGATAAACTTTGACCAAGGAAAGCAATTGCATCGATAAGAGCAAGATACTCTGAACTTTCAATATAATCATTGAAATCTTCTGGGTAGTTTTCTCTTAGATATGTTATGATAACTCTACGAAGATTTTCAAAATCGTAAGACTTGAAATCAGCGTTTTTGAACGTTTGATAGATTCTAGTCCAGTCTTCGTTAAGTATCAGGTTGTTTTGTCTTTCAGTGGTGCTCATTCGCTTATTCCTATGTAATATTTAGCGTTTCTAATTAACTGCTCAGTTTATTGTCGAGTTTTCCCTGTCAAAGTTAAATGTCATTCTTTCAGAGATGTTAAACGGAATATATGTTACATCTGCTTCTATTCTCATACCAAAATCTGTACTGTCAATACTTACTGCATTAACAAACACTCTAGGGTCATAATTTATAATAGTTTCTACGTCTTTTGCTATTGCTGTCTTAACTTCTTCTGTAAATTGTTCAAAAATCATATCCCAGATAATTGTACCGAAATCAGGATTCATCAATTTCTCACCTTTACGAATATAAAAGTGATTTATAATATCTTGTTTAACAAGATCTAGATCATACAATTTGTAGCCTTTCTTAGGTTCGCTACTACTAAAACCTTTATATGTAAAGGCTGTAGATGTTTGATCTCCTACAGATACCTTGTTAACTGCTACTCGTTGATTGTTATATAACTTTGCCATCTTATGTTGACTCCTCCGGTGGTACATCTCTGTCTGTGTACTCAGGTGTTGTAAATTCAGGTATCAAGTTTTCGTGCTGTGCCCACGGCTCATGCATCGGAACTCTCTTCATTATAGAAGGTATTGTACCTTGTTGATATCTTTCTGCTGCCCACCCTGCTACTGTGCTAGTAACAATACTATTGTGTGTAATTAAATCGCTGATCACAAATGCAGCCACAGCTTCGTCAGCTATCCTTGCTTCAGGACCATTCATATGAATTTCTGGAGCAGTTTCAGTATGATTACCACCACTGTTGATATCTGTTGTTCCTCCAGCGGTAAAAGCGTTATTGCCTCCACTGTTTAAATCTAAATTACCAGATGTAGTTACAAGTGTATCTCCTGATACCTTTATCTCTAAATCATGAGGAATAACTACGCCATATCCAGTATGGAGTCTAGTACTACCTATTACACTAATATCTAAATCTCCGTCAGTTGCAATATCAGAAGCATTTTGATAATTTCTTGTTTCTATTCTACCGTTGGCGCCAATTAAAAGATTAAAATTAAATTTACTTTCAATTTGAATTCTTCCTGCTTCTATCTCTGCTTCGTCTTGTATTTTAGAAACAATATTTCCGTCATCGTCTTTTCTATGTAATGTAGTCGGTGACTGATATTCTGCTGTTGCTTTCATGTTGATATTTCTACCAGCTTCAATATTAATATCTCTATCTGCTTTTATGTTCAGATCATTTTCTGAGTGAATACTAATACTGTCTCCGGCAAATATATCAATCTTACCATTGCTTGTTAATTCTACCCAGGCTGTTCCTCTTGCATTACCGATGTAAATTAAATCTTCTGAATTGTGTAAAAGAATTTGATGTCCTGTTCGAGTACGTAATCTAGCATATTCATTATAAGGTATATCTGCTAAACCTTTTTCGCCTGCAAGAATATCTGCATAATCAACTCCGCCGAGTCCTGGAGATTTTTTTCTTAAGAATCTGTCATCACCGTCATCAAAAACAAGTTGTGTTCCTCCTAATCTACTAATAGGAACAGCACTAGGAGATTGAGATTCTACAGTACCTAATGTCATTCGTTTAGAACCATCACTGTAATCTAATGGTCCTGGAGTGCTAATACCAAAAACACTATTAGGAACTTGTCTACGTGCAGTAGTTGTAGTTGTTCCTCTTATATCATCTTCAAGTGTTCCTTGTTCTAAAAATCTTGCTGCAATTGGATGCACAGGTTTTTTAATTTGTTCTGGATCTTTTTCGGCTGCTTCTCTATTAAATCTTTTGTTTATTTCTCCTACAGGTAACGGCTGCTTAGTATCATAAACTTTTTTATCTGCATCTTCTAGATCAACTTGAGTGGTTCCACCAATAGCTGGAACCATATGATTAGCGAATGACGGAGGTAAACACGCAAACCAATATCCCATTGCAGGATCGCCGTTAACAAAAACACAAAGAACAGTAACACCAACATCTGGTGGAACAAACCACATTCCGTATGATTTCTGTGTATCGTTAAAATCTTTATTGTTATAGCCTAATCCTTCATACGGTGTGTAACCAAAGAAAGGTGAAGCATAGTTTACATTATAGGTTGTTTTTTCAGTTCCTACATCAGATCCTTGAGATCCTAACAATGTAACTGTAAGTCTACCCATAAAGGTACTATCTAAAACATCAACAACTGTGGCTAGATAGGTTCCTGAACCGAGACCTATCTTTGCGGTTTCACTATTTGGTATACGTCTTGCTGTTGCCATTAGGTTTCAAAAATCCTTCTAATTGTTCCATCTGGTAGTGTTTCGTCAACAAATGGTTTAGTTTTGTCAATATTAAAGTTTACTATTGTTCCATTTGACTGTCTACGTCTTAATTGTATTTCAGGCTCAGCAGGTTTTTGAGGTCCTTTCGGTCCGGCTTTTAGTAATGATTCTGGAATTCCAAGAGAACGTGCAAGATCTTTAAATGCATCTTCGAGAGTTGCTGTATCTTGTATAACTGGTGGAGTTTCAGCTACTGTTGTTTTTGGTTTTTCTTCACCGCTAAATTTAACTTGTAGAGCATCAGCTTTACTTTGTGCAAGGAATTTCTCATCATAGTCTAGTGTTTGTCCTTGCATTCTTACACATTTAAGAACCTGAGTAAACTTATTTGATGAAATCTTATGTTCGCATCGTACAACTCTATATATTCCACTAAACGGACTTTCTTTATCGTTCTTGAATTGCATTAATCCGTCAGTGCCTATGTCTTCTGGAGTTCTCCAACCGATATAGATATAAACATCCTGGTCTTCATAGTTTGCTGTTCCATCTTCAGTAATTTGTTCTCCAGATTTAGAAGAGAAATAATTGTTAAATCCATGATCGATCATATAATATGGATCGCCCATAATTTCTAGATCAACCATAATCAAATCTGCAGATGTTCCTTTAATAACTGCTTCGTGGAAAGACTGAGCAACTTTTTGTTTAACATCTTCATATCCAAATCCACCCTTCTTCATTTGCCATAACAAATTAGGATCTCTCTTAACTTTAGACTTAGGCAAATTACCAGCTGCTGCTTCTACAGTTGCACCTTCACCGGCGGTGGCTTTGTCAGCTTCTTTTGCGACTGTTCCTTGTTGGTTTTTCGTAACGTTTGTCTGTGATGCCCTTTCTGGACTAGGATTTGAACCTGCGTAAAAAAGATTGTTGAAATTAATTTTAAAATCTATAATATCTACATTTTGTCCTGTATAGATATACTCGTATTTCTTACAAATATTTTTTTGTAATTCTGGATAGCCAATTGGCGCTGCCTGAGGATTACTAAACACACTGTTATGAACTTTAAAGGGATAAATTCTAAAGGTATATTTTTTAGCAAAATCACCTATAACAGGATCGTAGTCTAAAAGTTTTACCTGCACACTTACTTTAAACCATTTAACAAAACCTTCAGGTGTTAAATTTTCAGGCTTACTAACTGCATCACTACAATATGTACTTCCTAAAATAACCTGTTGAATAACATCGGTTATAGATTGTCCTTGAGTAAAATAAAATTCTCTACTTTTAGGATCAATTGACATTTTTCCTCTATTAACTCTGCCTGTTTTTTCGTCACGAACATCTCCTTGTTTAGGGTTGATGTAGTTACCGCCATAAGTAGATGCAAAACCAAAACCTGCTTCTGAAATAGGATTTGATCCTACTTCTGTAGTAGTGGTTGCAGTTTGTCCTCCAACTGATCTGCCAGGTGGATCAGATGGATTAACTGTTGCAGTGCCTTGCTCTGTTCCTGCTTCTGGAGCAGGATCATCATATGATTCCATAGGAAATACAACTTCGTAAATATCAGGCTTACTATATTTTCCTGCTTCTACGTTTCTTTTTTCATTATCATTTAAAACTTTAACTAAACTTTTTTCACTTTCTACTAATACTTCCTTAACAGTTCCTTTTCCGAAAGTTGCAGGCTTAATACTGAAATTACTCCATATAGTATTAACTGTATCAGAAAACGCCTGTTCACTAAAAGGATATGCTTCAACACTATATTTGCTGCCAGATTCGTCAACTTCAAATCCTACTTTTTTAAACTTGATACAAAAGTATTTAGGTTTAACAGAACTTATTTGACTTCCGTTTTCATGCCAACCTTTAATATCTAATTTTAACAAATAAGGTGCATCTAAATAGTTAAGATATCCTGCTTCAATCGCACCGACTTGAAGCGATTGTAACAGTAACCCCATACTGAAAGGTTCAAAAATAGTAAAATTAAAACTAGTAGCATTTGTAATTCCTGTCTTAGGATTGGCTGCAATTACCGACTGCATTGTAAAATCATCTATATAATATTCAGGTGAGCCACTTGCAGTTTGTGTTCGGTATGCATCTCCTCTACCGCCAGAAGAAAATATTACAGAACTTTTTAGTTTGACAAAATCTTGTTGTCCCATTGCTACTCTTCCTGTAGCAATAGTTTGTGAGCCGCTTGAAATAAAATCTAAACTATTTGTTCTATACGACGATGGGTTATTATATTGCTTAGGAGTAAGAACAACTAGTGAAAATAAATGATTAACAGTTGCAAAATTTTCCATTGGGTTTGCAACTAACCCAGGTAAATGATGTCCTGCTCTTGTATGCTTTGAAACAGAAACAGGAACAACATCTCCTACACCGTTACTAATATTGTTTACTGCTGATTCTTCTTTTTTTCCTGTTGTTTTTTCTGCTGTGCCTTTCGATACTGTTGTACCGGCAGGAAATTGCATAACCGGAGAACCATCTGGTTTTTTATTTAAAAATTGATCGAGTTGTTGTTCTGTTCCGAAGATACGAGTTTTTTGTCCGCGAATTTCAATATCTCTAAAACCCTGTGTTCTATCAATATTAAAGTTTACTAGCTGACCGTTGTCTTGTATCCTTCTTTCTACAAACTCAGAAATCATACTACACTCCTAGGAATTGCTGAAGATTAGATTTCTTAGGAATAAAAATCTTTGTTCCAACTTCAAAATCATAAATTGGATCTTTAATAACATCCATGTTTCTTTGTACAAACACCCACCATAGTGTTGCATCACCATAAATGTCATATGCTAATAAGTCTGGTCTATTCTCATATTGACCTTCAATGGTATACAAAAAATCATCTGGTTCTGAAGGAACCGGTCTGATGTTCAATAACTCAAGGTAAAGACCGTTCTGTGGTGTATAGGCATATGGAGATGTTCTTGAATAGGTTGCCATATTATAAGTATCCTTGGTTTGTTGGAGTTACCATTTTTCCGTTTGCAAAATTTTCTAAACTGAACTGTCTTAAATTTCTTCTGTTGTAAAGTGGTTGTACAGTAATACTAATATCGCTCTTAATAGGAACCCAAGTTGGTTTAGAAGCGTCCATTAAGTTACATTTGATGTAGTTAACATCGGTTGGAAAATCTACACTAAAAGATTTTACCACTACAGGAACATTATTAAACACGCCGCCACCGTAGCCACTTAATAAACATACTATCGGTGGATTACCTGCATTTTGTCCTGTACCAAAAAACATTTTAGTAACAGTTCTAAAAAATACTGTAGACGCCAACCAGTAATGAGCTTGAACTTCATCTTCTACTGGGAACGGTCCTGAAATACTAATTTCGTCAACTTGACTGTTCTTGTAAGCCTGGAAGGGATAATTATTATGTGTTGGATCGATTTGTGTGTAATTTGCTTTTGTTGCTAGGTTAACAGTTGGAAGAATAGGAAATACTACTCCTCCTGTTGATTCAAGTACTTGAAACAAACTACTACTAAAGACACTCCAGTCTTTCAAATTAATTCTTACACGCCAGTCGTCGGCAGGTGTTGGTTGAACAGGAATTCCCGATCCTGATTGTTTAAACATTTCACCACCGGCAGGGATATTAGCACCCCTTTTTAGACTGAGTAAATTGTTAAGGACCCCTGCAGTTTTTGAAATTTGACCAGCAATATTTTGAATGCCTGTTCCTAGGCTGCCCGCACTAAGTTTGCTTACTGCTGAACTTATGTCCGCTGCTGAATTAGCAACACCGGCTGCTACTGATGCAGCAGATTGTAGAGAATTAATTGTGTCGGCTGCATTTGAAAGTGCGCCGCCACCAACAGGACTTGATATGACATTACCCATTCCCGTAGCAACTTGGCCTGCGGCTGCTACAGAATTTAATGCTCCGTTAGCAAACTTGCCGTCAAAGCCTGCACCTTGTGCTGCTGCGGTAGCTTGGTTGAGTCCACTACCTATTTCGCCTGACAGTCGAGATATTTTTTGGTCTAACTGTTGTTTCTTAATATCATTGGCAACTGCATCGCCTACTGCTTTTGCTTCGGTGATGGCTGTTTGTATGCCTTGTGACACGTTTGTAACAAGTTTAGCCAAAGGATTTATGTTTAATGCCATTTTGGTAAAATTTCCTTATCTTTACTCTATTTATTCTGAGAATAATGTGCTATTATAATAAGTATACGGAGAAATTTCTTAATGACTATAAATCGAATAAAATATCTTACAAATAAAGACCTATTAGCTGAAATTCATAGAAGTAAAAGCAGTTTTTGCTCATTCGTAGATGCTGATTACCATCAATATGACGTTATTCTACCAAGTCTTGAAAAAATTAATATTAGAACCATTGCAGAAGCAAAACGCAACCGTGCTTCACGTTTATCAAAACTAGCACACGAAGAAGCAATGGAAGCGGCTGGTAAAAAATTGCCAGCTAAACAGTTTGACATTGATTACAGAAAAATGGAAAAAGTTGATCTAGTTTTTAGAATTATGACTTTTGACCATATACCAGAAGACCACGGAAGAAAGAAAACAAAAAAGACAGTCGCAGATCGCCATGTAAAAGTAAACTTTCCACCATTCCAACATTGGAAATTTGACGAAAAGGACAACTTGGTTTGTGTTGGCAAAAGCCATTGGGAAGGCGGAATGGAAAATGGACATTTTAATCCTAAAGCAGGACAAATGACCAACGATCTTGCTAGAATGTTTATGAAATTATGTGATCGTTATGCAACACGTGGCAATGTGAGAGGATACACTTACAATGACGAAATGAAAGGACAAGCAATACTGCAACTTGCTCAAATTGGTTTACAGTTTGATGAGTCTAAAAGCAACAATCCGTTTGCTTACTACACAGCAGCAGTTACTAATTCATTCGTGCGTATTATCAACATTGAAAAACGCAATCAAAATATTAGAGACGACATCCTCGAAATGAACGGAATGAATCCAAGTTGGACTAGACAAAACGAAGGTCGTGATAATGGTGATACTCAGCCTAGATCTGTTTCGAAACTTTCAGAAGACGATTAGACTTGACAAATTTTTAAATCAAGCCTATAATATAAGCAAGGAGATTTAATGCCGTTATTTAAAAAAGCAGCCTGCTTTACTGATATTCATTTCGGAATGAAGTCGGGTAGTAGACTACACAATATAGATTGTGAAGAATTTGTAAAATGGTTTTGCGAACAAGCAAAATCTGCTGGTGCTGAAACCTGTGTGTTTTTAGGAGACTGGCACCATAACCGTGCGACTACCGATGTCAGCACAATGAACTATACAGTTTCAAACTTAGAAAGACTCAACGAAACATTTGAAAAAACTTATTTCATGGTTGGTAACCACGATTTGTTTTACAAAGACAAACGTGAAATTAACTCCATTGAGTTTATGAGATTGTTTCCGAATATTATTCCTGTAACTAATCCATTCACTGAAGGCGAAGTAACTATGCTTCCCTGGTTAGTTGAAGAAGAATGGAAGACCGTTAAGAATATTAAAAGTAGATATGTGTTTGGACACTTTGAACTTCCGTATTTTAAAATGAATGCTATGGTAGAAATGCCAGATCATGGTGAACTACAGGCAGACCATTTTGTTAATCAAGAATATGTGTTCTCAGGACACTTCCATCAACGTCAAACAAAAGGCAATGTAACTTATATTGGTAATGCATTTCCGCACAACTACGCAGATGCATGGGATGATGAACGTGGCATGATGTTATTGGAATGGGGTGGAACACCTGAATACCGTACTTGGCCAGGACAACCAGTATATAGAACTTTTAGATTGAGTCAATTACTTGAAAAACCAGAACAGCATTTAAAAGAAAAAATGCATTGTCGAGTAACAATTGACATTCCAATCACGTTTGAAGAAGCAAACTTTATTAAAGAACAGTTTATTCCAGAGTACAAGTTACGTGAATTAATGTTAATTCCGGAAAAAGTAGAAGTAGATTCAAATATAGATCCAATTGATCTTTCATTCGAAAGTGTTGATACTATTGTAATGAATCAGATCGAACAGTTAGACAGCGAAACGTATGACAAGCGTATGCTGACGGAGATTTATCGAGACCTATGATCAAGATTAAAAATATAACAGTTAAAAACTTTATGAGTGTGGGTAATCAAACCCAAGCAATTGATTTTGATAAAGGAGAACTTACACTTGTTTTAGGTGAAAACCTAGATCTAGGCGGAGACGATAGTGGTTCTAGAAACGGCACTGGTAAAACTACTATCGTTAACGCACTGAGTTATGCAATCTATGGTAATGCACTAACAAATATTAAACGAGATAACCTTATCAATAAAATTAATGGTAAGGGAATGTTGGTTACTATTGACTTTGAAAAAGACGGAATTAATTATTCTATCCATAGAGGACGTAAACCTAATATTATGAAGTTTACAGTCAATGGAGAAGAAACAACTCCTATTGATCAAGATGAAAGTCAAGGTGACAGTAGAGAAACACAAAAGGCTATTGAAGATTTATTCGGTATGAGTCATGATATGTTCAAGCATATCCTTGCTTTGAATACCTACACTGAGCCTTTTCTTTCAATGAAAAGCAATGATCAACGTGCTATTATTGAACAGTTACTTGGTATTACAATGCTTTCTGAAAAAGCAGAAGCACTAAAAGAAAAAATGCGTGAAAACAGAGATGCAATTAACGCAGAAAATACAAGAATTGAAACTGTTAAGGCTTCTAACGAAAGAATACAACAAAATATCGAAAGTTTAGAACGTAAACAAAAACTTTGGGAAGATAATAAACAAACAACTATTATAGATCTCGAAAAAAGTATTCAATCATTAGAAAAAATTGATATCGAAGCTGAAATTGATGCTCATAAATGCTGGGAACGTTTTAATGATAAGAAGCGTAAGAAGGAAGAAGCAGAACGTTGGATTGCTTCTATCACTGCTGACAATCAAAAACAAGAAAAATTAATTTCTAAACTAAAAGCTGAACTAGAATCAATTGACAAACACGAGTGTTATGCTTGTGGCCAATCACTTCATGACTCTAAACAGGAAGAAATCAAGAAACAAAAAGAAGAATTGCTATACGAAGCAGCTTCACAGATTTTAACTAATCAAACACAAGAGCATGAACATTTAAATGTAATAAAAGAAATCGGAGAACTTGAAAGTTGTCCGCATACAGAATATGATTCTGTTGAAGAAGCATACAATCACAGAAGCACAGTTGAAAGTTTGCAGAAAGAACTAGATCAAAAACGCAAAGAAGACAATCCGTATCTAGAACAGATTGATGATTTAAAAGAAACTGCATTGCAAGAAGTTAGTTTTGACAAGTTAAATGAACTTACAAAGGTAAAAGATCATCAAGACTTCTTATATAAACTCCTTACAAACAAGGATTCGTTTGTACGTAAAAAGATCATTGAACAGAATCTAGCATATCTAAATCAACGTCTAACTTACTATCTTTCTAAGGTAGGATTACCACATATTGTTGAGTTTCAGAACGATTTAACAGTGGTTATTACACAACTAGGACAGGACTTAGACTTCGATAACCTCAGTAGAGGTGAACGAAATAGACTCATTTTAAGCCTAAGTTGGGCATTTAGAGATGTTTGGGAAAGTTTATATCACGGTATTAATTTACTGTTTATTGACGAACTTGTAGACAGCGGTATGGACAGTGCAGGTGTTGAATCTAGTATTGCAATACTTAAGAAAATGACACGTGAGAGACACAAAAATGTATTCTTAATTTCACATAGAGATGATCTTGCAAGTCGTGTTAACACTGTTCTTAAGGTTATTAAAGAAAATGGGTTTACATCTTACTCAAATGATGTAGAGATTGTACAATAATAAGTATGGCAACTGATTCTCATGATAAAATGATCGAAGCGTTCCAAAACTACTTCAAGTGGCAGGAGCGTTTTGAGTACAAAGGATCAGATGAAGCTGGTATTAAAGCTCGTTTCTGGTTATCTGAAATTAGAAACTTTGCAAGTGTACGAAGAAAAGAAATACAAGACAAACGATCACATCGAAAAGAATCCAGAAAAGGTATGGTCGGACGTCCATCGAAAATAAACAATAGTAATGGCACAGAAATCGAAGACTAAAGGAAAATCATTTGAACGTGAAGTTGCTAACTTCCTCAGCGACTTGTACGAAGAGTCGTTTATCCGGGTACCGGGTAGCGGCGCATACGTTGGCGGAGCCAACGCTTCGCGCAAGGACAGCTTGTCCGAAGGACAAGTTCGCGGAGCGAAAAGCGATATTATTCCGCCTGACGGTTGGAAATACTTTAACGTTGAATGTAAAAACTATGCCGACTTTCCATTCCATCATCTGTTATGGAATAAATCAATTCCGCTGCTAGACAGCTGGATTGAACAAACCCTAGAACCTGCTGATCCAGGTGATTGCAACCTACTCGTTATGAAGTTCAATCGCAAGGGTCGTTACATAGCGTTCGAAACCAGAATTGCCGATCGAATATCGCCGGCGAGAGTATATACAAATAGGCACGTTACATACAGGCACACCAAATCAAATACCGAATGGTTTATCACAGAATTTGACGACTTTTGGTCTCTCAACAAGGCAGCATTCAAAGAACTCTGCATCGGCGGCACTGAAATTTTCTCCTCGCAAGGCCAATAGGCAACTACACCGTTAATTAAGCCTGCACCGGCAACTGATATGGTGCCCAAAATCCGTGGTGATGTCGCACGGTAAGGAATTCTCTGGGTAACGGCGGAGTGGCAACAGCACTATCCTTGACAGGACGACGATCGGATATGCCTACATAGAACCGGTTTGCTGTGTAATAATAAAGTAATGAATAGGCTAAAAGAGTGGGTCATTCCCACAGGTTATGCTTGGAGATAGCATTTCAAGACATAACTGCCGTTGTACGTAAGATACTAAGACGGAATGAGTAGGTACCGGATAACCGCCTGCGCTAGGTTGTACAATATACAAAATATATTAGAATTTTGTGTAAAATATTGTAAATTATACAATCTTGTAGTTCTAATGCTATTGTGACTGTGCGAACTCAGATGATGTTCAAAA